TCATTCAGCTGTTGCATGCAGATATTCCAATTGATCATTTATCCATTTAACAGCTATTCTCTTTTCGAAACTTTTTGGTAGAGCAGAGCAGAATCCGCTAACTTCCATGATGTTCAACCTAGACATTCTCAAGTAAAATTCTAATAGCTTCGGTAAGTCATTGGGCTTCAAAATATATTGAATTGTTATTAATTTATTATATGACCATTTGTTTACCAACAAAAATTCATTTTTGATTTGACTTAATGCGCTATATAGCCCGCCCTCAGAGTTTATTAATTGGTGTAGGTTAGGCTTTTTCACTGCCAACTCTTTACCAAAAATGCAGATTCCATTATTAATAGATTGGTGCAAAAATAAAGGCGAAAGCAACTCCATTATTTGGCTAGTTATAAACAATAGGTGTAGCTGATTTTTATCGTCATTTAGGCTAATACCAAAGTCAGTATGTATATTATAATTCATTATCTTTGCATTAATATGTAGTTCACCCTCCAAATGACTTGACCACTCACTGACAAGAATAAGCAAATCGATATCTCTTGAGTGTTCTGTTTGTAGTGTGCTACCAAATAGATATATAGACTTAATTCCAATACCATTTGGAATGCACTCAATTATATCGAGAATGATGTTGTTAATTTTTTCCTTTTTAAGAGAGTAATTATATATACACTTAAGTCTTCTTATAGTTCTATTTATATCTAGTTCACTTTGACATAGTTTGCCAATAACTCTCCGTAACTCAGCATTCCATTCAGGCCAATATTTAGTTAAATACATAACTGATTTTCCAAACTCTATGCTGTTTGGTTCTACAATTGAGATACATTTTGTGTAGCCTTTTAGATAATGACTAATTCCACATCGACTGCTTAGTACAACAGGAGTTCCATGGCATATAGCTTCTAGTGCAGTTAATGGTCCAGGATCATAAAAGCTGGGAATTATCAGCACATCAATATTCTGAAAGAAATTTTCTAGATTATAAACATATCCTTGATGTTCGTAAGAAATTTCATTAAATGATAGGCTCCACAGAAGTTGTTTCGCTAATGGTCCACTACCAGCAAGAAATAGTTTTGCCGTGGGCCCTAAGTATTTCATGAAATCACATAGTAAATCACACCCTTTTTCAGATGCATATCTTCCTAAATAGCCAATACGCAATCTGTTAATTGGGGAAAAATACTGCTTGGAATATTTTTTTATGGGAATACCTAGAGGAAGAACCTCTTTTATGCCTTGAATCGAAAAGTACAGAGTACTATCTAAAGCCGATTTTTTATCAAAGAACGTTACGACATCAGAATTTTTTGCTGCCTCCCTTTGTAAATTTAAGGCTAAATTAAGCCCTTTCTTATCTGGCAATTCCAGAAACCCCTTTTTGAGCCTGACGTTCAGTACAGTATGTATTGTCAAAATTACTGGACAAGAATATTCTTGCCGAATTTTTTTTGCGGCCACCCAACACAACCAATCGTGACAATGAACTATAATACTATTTAAGGGTTGATCCAGATGATTAATAACACTCTCAAATAACGTAAAAAGCTGTTCGTTTTGTTCTATTAGGCTTTCGCTAAAATTGCTGGAGTGACCAGAAGGTTCAGTACGATACCAACCCTCTTGAGATAGTCCACCTTTATAGTTATGAAAGCCAGGAAAACTCATAGCTAGAGGGATGTGTTTGACGGCATTGCAAGATGATTGCGAATCGAGAAGATAACTTAACCATTTCCCTATTCCAGCTACTTTATCAGGTGGTGCTTCATGAGTTAGATGTATTGCTATTATCATTAGTTATCTGACCAGTACTTATCAAGACAGCATCGTAATTTCCTATAGCTGATATCCTTTTTCTTGATTAAGTAACTAGGAATAGCTATTGATAGTGCAATTAAAGAAGTGATAGCCTGGTCTAATATCATTAATGGCATAAAGTCTCGAAAAAACAAGTTTATAAACAGGACTACCAAAGCTCCATAAACACTGATTCGAAATATTATTTGATATAACAATTTAATAGATATGTTAGATGATAGATCAATGACTGCAAGATTTGCAAACTTGGATATTTGAAATTCCCAATTCTCTCTTGCGTTGAAATATTTCTGGTACCTAATAGCTAAGAAAGCACCAATATTGGCAACTCTCTTGCTATTTACAGAATAACTGGAAAGCGCAATCATTGCTAATACAGCGGGCAAAGTAAATAAAAACCCAAGTAAAAAAGGTACTTCATTTGACAATGAAATTGTAATAAAGAAACCCCAGATAACTGTTGATGCAGTAACAATCATCGATACACCGGATGCATTATTATTTTGTAACTCAGCGACTTCTCTACGTAGAGACTGATATTGTAGTTGAAGCATTTCTGGGTTAGACACAGTTTCATTTAGTAATGTATCCTTGAATTCGGTAAGTCCATTATTGATTAAGTCACGAACATTAATGAACTTGACATTGGCTCGCGCAGCCAAATTTCTGTCTTTCGAAGAGTCTCCGACGTAAATACATTCTTCAAATGTTTTATTAATCGACTGGATAAATCGACATAGTGACTCACAGTCAATGTATTTGTTTGAATCCGAATAGATATCATCAAATGAAAAAGGAAGTGAGTTATTAGCTACTTGATTTACAATAAAGTCTTTATTTGATCTTGAGAAGATTATATTTTCACACTCCGCTATATCAGGTATAGATAGTATCTCCTTGATGCACGGTAACAGATATGGGTTTTTGGGTTGCGCGTTATTGAATAAAATTTCAAACTCTGAATACTCTCGGCTCTCTAGATTGCTAGACTTGAGTATGTTGTATAGCCCTTGTAATGACATGGGGAGCGCTTGCTGAATGTTATGCCATGTAGTTTCTGGAACTTGGGAATACATAGCTACTAGGGCTTCACGAATCCTTCTATTGCTATCTACCAAAGTGTTGTCGAAGTCCCAAATAATAGTTTTCATTGGGTATTCATCAAATGTCACGAGATAGGTTGACTTAAGACATAAGACTTACATTCAGTGGTATGTCCGCTACAGTGCTTTGTTACAGCTCATTACCGATTCTCTTTTGCCTCTCAAGACCAAAAATTGGTTGTCGGCGCATACTCTTACAAAAACCATCCAAACCAGGATATATATTGGCTGAATTGATATTCATTTTGTTCAGTTGTCGAAGGCCTTCAAGCCTCTGACTGGCAGGAATAATAATTTTAAGTACATAACCATTATGAATATTGTAATCATTTAAGATCTTCCCATGGCTTAAGTCTAAAGTGTTCGTAGCTACAAATAACCCTTGTTGCGAGAGTAATCGTTGATTAGAGAATGTAGGCTCAAAAGCAAAAAGGCAAGGATCATCTTTTGAGCTAATAGGCTCAAGTATTCTTGAATAAACTTTGAGTCTATTTTTTCCGAAGTATTCATCATCATCATTACGAATGGCATCATGACTAATGCAATAAACAGAGGCATCTTCTTCACCAAACTCTAAGGCAAAGTAGAGCGCAACGTAGGGCGAAAACGAAAAATCCAACAGTCTTGTTGGGGCTCCATGGTGCTGCATCAAAGACAACCAACTTAAATGATCTTCAAATTGAGGCAAGTGATCAAGATACAAATGAGCGTTACATTTGAAACGGTCTATCATTACCTTTTCATGCTCAAACCTACTTAATCGCTTCTCATTGCCATTTTTCAATTTATGTATTAACTGAGCTTCTTCGAATGCACGATGTAATGAGCTTTCCAGAGGCCAACTCGAGTCAGACTGCCCCCTATAAATCCACTTGCGAAAATGCTTACACCTTACAAACTCATCAAATTCGCTCCAATTTCTTATGGTTTTAGTATCCATCGTGATTCCTAGTTATAACCTAATTAACATTAACTGATTAAATTCATAGTTTTTATATCCAGATTAATATTTAACTACTCTCTATAAATAGCTGATTTTTAATAGCTTCAATGAGTTTTATATTTCTATTACACGTCTGAGTGGCCTAATATTTTGTGTCATGCTGACGCATAACTCGCTTTATACATCACTTAACTAAACTGACACCTGTTGTATACCCCGAAGCACTTACCGAATGCTTTGCCTTCTTTACCACCCACCGACCATCAACGCCAATCCTTACTCCTTGAATAATCACAGGCCGTTCAGCGATTAATTCAGGATTACCCACTACAGTTATACTTAAACTGGCTTCTGTATCATTTAATCCACTTAGTTTGGCTTTAGCACTGGCTTTGGCTGCTTCCCTGGTCGGATATACCATTTTAATAGTATAGGTCGGTTCGCCATTACCCACCTTAACATGCTCTGTCTTACCACCTTCAGCGCTGTGATACTTAGCCATCACACTTTTATAATATTGCCTGTCAGGTGCTTTTAAACTCCATTTATTAATTTTAGAAATTGTTATAGGTGACAATTGTTTACCAGTAGCCGTTTTAGTTTTTCCTCGCTCGACAAACACTAAATGTTCCATCATCGGCTTAACAATTGCCCCATGATCTAACGCAATGCGACTTAAAAAATTAATATCAGATTCTTCTGTCTGGTCTATATGATCAATGACAATGGAGGTAAATACTTCTGCAATTTTAGGTTTCAAACCATTGTCATTGGCCACTGTGGTGACAATATCTACCAACTTTTTTTGATGCCATGAGCGTGATTTAGGGCTACGGAGTTGATATCGAAGGTTTGCCCCTTTAGCTTGAATGGTCATTTGGTTAGGTGGGCCAGAAAGTGACACTTCATCAATAATAAAATCACCCATATGAATGTTCTGGATAGCGACTGATAGCCTAGTGCCTTTGGCGGGTATCGGTAAATTGCCATCATGATCAGAAAGTTTAAGGGTTACGCTATCTGACTTGATACCCGCTTCATCGGTAAGCTCTAGGCTGATTAGGTGGTTTTGGATGTTAATGGGGAACGATGGTATGGTGACTTGATGCTTTATAAACATGGTGAATAACTGTAAAAGAAAATACCTATATTTTTAAATTACTCTTGTAACAAAAAAGCAAATTGATTAAAATTCGTTCTTTTTTATTGGCTTAGCTTTAAGGTGCTTTAGAAGCCGAAACCTAATTTGAGTAAAAATAAAGATGGAAAATATTGAGTTTGGGTTGATATATGCTATTGGTGGATCATTAATCCTTTGTTTTGTATTAAAAATATTGAAAATCGAATATAAAATTTGGCAACCTGTAGTAGCCTGCATTGCATCAGGAGTGTGTGCGGCTTTTATTCCTACTGCTGGAGCAGGACTAATTTCTTTGGGTGTTATGCTTCTCGTTTTAAAATTAGCTATAGGTGAAGACTGGGAATCTATTTGGCTCCCTGTTGTTATAACACGCCTATCTTTAGTGCCAGTATTTTTAATGTTTGGCTCTTGGTAATAAGAAATTAATTATCTTTATATTTTTTAAGTTGATGAAATAAATTAGGACCATAAATTCTCAGACACCTGGGCTTTAAGGACAAGCTTAGGTAGTTTAATCTCAATCCCTGCAGCTAAAACTGGCCCTTGCTCCACTAACCTAGGATTGGCATCTAACACCTGCAGCACAAAGCTTTCATTACCATAATACTGCTTACAAATCCAATCCAGGGTATCACCGTCTTTGGTTCGGTAGACTGTCGCCATAGTAGGTTATGCTCACACTGAATTCAATCTTACGGCACTTGCCTTCTTTATCCGGGTAGGAACCGCTTTCACTGACTTGGGTAATACACCAGTAGCCGAGAATTTCACCAGTACCGGCTACCAGGATAAAGGGCGCACCTGTACCCGCCAGCTCAACCATATGAAGCAGGCTATCACGACTGCCATACTGGCCAGGGTACATGGTGCCGGTTAAAGTCATGGTTCGCACGGTTTCCCCGGTATACTGCTGCTGGGGATAACCCCCGATAATAGGCTGACTAGCCCATTTAAATTGCCATTGTTGACGTAGTTGTTGGTAGCTGGCTGTTTTAATCGAGAAGATAAAATCACCCAGCTTAAGCAATGTATAACTCATAGAGTCGCCATATCCATGTCGTATAAAGCACTTCGCTGCCTGGCTTCAGCTTCCTGCTCGCGCTCTTCAAGTTTGGCATTAACCTGCTGAGCAATTTCTTCAGCTGACATGCCTGTTGCCCCCTGAATCGTGATCGGTGCATTGATGTGGGTGGTAGCATTCATGTTTTTTTGTTGGTTGATTTGCTGCAGCCGCCTTTCGATTTGTTTGGCATTGACGCCTTGTGTCGCTTGTATCTGGGCTCGGCGTTGTTCCATCCGTTGATTAACTTTGCCTGCAACGGTTTGCTTTTCTTCTTCGTCATCACCCGTAAACCAGCGCTTAATGCCTTTTAGTTTTTCAATGGCGGTATTAATCCATTTAAATTTACTACGTAGCCAATTAATGGCGGGCTGCCAGATTTTCATCATTAACCCTAACGGCGAATAACTTAAAAAGCTTCTGGCAATACCTGTTACTCCACCATCAAATGCCTTACCAATCCCATCCCATAGTTTGCTAAAAAAATCACTGATGCTATCCCAGTTAGAAACGATATAACCAAGCGGCGTGAAGTTGAGAAAGTATTTTTTAATTATTTCAAATGCATAGCTGCAAGCATTAGCAATCGAATCAAATGTATCCCCTAAAAAGGTAGAAACGGTGCTCCAGTTGGTATAAATCAACGTAGCGCCAACAGCAATAAGTTTAATGATTAAGCCAATGGGATTGGCCATCATGGCTAAGCCCACAGCTTTAATGGCTGGAATTAATGCCACTATTGCCGTTCCTGCTGCTAATACGGCACCGACTAATTTCACCCCAATTAATGCGCCTACAACAGCCGCAATATTTTTCCAGCCAATAGTGGCCTCAATAAAATGATTAATTTGACTGGCAACGGTAAATACCGTTTTACCCAGGCTCCACATAAAGCGACCCACATTCACTAAGGAATCTGCTATGTGGATTAGCAATTGATTAAAGCGAGCACCGTATTTTTCATGAAAGGCTTTAAACTTAATCATCATTCGGGTAACCAAGGGCATAAACTTGGCCCCAATGGATGTACTGACACTGCCAATGATTTGTTTAAAGTCTAAAAAGGCATCCTGAAAATCCTCGGCATTTTTAGCATCTTCTTTAGAAATTATATTACCAGTCGCTCTGGCGTCTTTTCTTAATGCTTCAAGGCCCGCTTTTCCGCCATTCAGCATATTCACCAGCCCAACACCCTCAGTGTCGAATAGCTTCATGGCCAGTCGTACACGATCCGCTTTATTGGGGATATGCTTCATCGCTTCTGAGATTTGCTCAAACTGCTCTTCAGGTTTCAGTGAGTTTAACCACTTAGCATCTAGCCCTAATTCTTTGAGCGCTTTACCGGTTTTACCAATCCCGGCAGCCGCTTCCGACACCCGTCGTACCATCCGTTGGGAAGCGGTATTAAACTGTGCCGTCGATACCCCAGAGCGTTCAGCGGCATATTGATACTCTTGGAGTCCTTCAACAGTAAACCCCAATTTAGCTGCATGCTTGGCAATGGGGTCACCACGATCAGCCGTGGATTTAACCATGGCCAATAGGCCACCCGCTGCCCCGGCTAATCCACCGGCCGCCCATTTACCGGCAGTTTTTAACTGGCCAAGCCGTCTCAACCCTGATTGCTGAAGTCCTTGAAAACGAGCAGTACGCTGCAACTGTCGCTGTGTGCGGGCTAGGTTATTTAAATTCACCCCATAGCGTTGTGCAGAGCGAGAGGCCCGTGATAAGGATTGTTCGGTACGCCGAATCGCATTGGCTAACTGTTGATTACTTCCCCCGGCTTGTTGCTGTTGCCGACGTAATTGAGCCAAGCGTTGGCGATACCGATCTACCTGTCGTACAGCGGCCAGTTTTTTATTGGTTTCCCGGTAGGCTTTACCTAATTTACTGGCAGCGGATTCGGTTTTTTTAAAGCTTTTTGCCAGCGACTTATCAATATAAGCGCCAATAGCAATATTGAGTTTATTGGCCATGATTATGGTTGCTTAGGAAGGGATTGATACCAATCAAGCAAGTCGTCGAGGTCCATGTCTAACAGCTCAGACAATGGCGTACCTCGCAGGTAATAAGACAGGTTTAAACAGATTTGCTGGACCGATCGCCAGTCGAGTCTAAAAAACCCGCCACCACATCATTCAAGTGTTGAAAATCAGCGGCATCTAACTCTTCTATGGTTTTAATATCCAAGCCGGATAAATCCGCAATCATATGGATACTTTGGCTAATTTCACCGCCACCGCGTTTTTCAATATTTTTCATGTCTTTGGTTTTAGGGCGGCGTAAGGTGACTTCGTTAATGACTTCGCCATTGATTTCGATGGGGTAATTTAATTTAATAATTTCGCTCATGGTGTACCTATTGTGTTGTGTGTTTGTTTGCTTGTTAGCTGGTTGAGATAGTTGGTTTTTTTATAAGCCTAATAATTCACGGATAGTTTGCATGTGGTCAGTGCCTTCTACGTTACGGACATGGTTAACCACATCAATCTCATAAATCAGCTGGTTGTTAATGGTGAGTTTGTAGTAATCCAGTTTGAGGGTGGCGGTTAAGCTGGATAATTCCGCTTGTTTCCATTCCCCAAAATCCAGTTCACTGACCAAACCACGACAGACCGCATCAATCCCTTGTTCACCCTGGCCAGGATTGCGCAGGACGCCTTTAATATTAAACGGCACCTGTTTGCCTTTTTGAAAACCAAAATGCTTAAGGACGTCGGTATTACAGTCGTCAATGGTAAAGCTCAGCTCCATGGCTTCCATCCCCAAATCCAAATGGGTTACTCCATCCATGCCGCCACCTCTAAACTCTTCAGTTTTAAGGGTAAGCTTGGGCAAGGTAATGGACTGGACCCGTCCCGCTTGGCTAGCCCCATCAATAAATAACGTGGCATAAGCGACGTGATTAGCGTGCATTAAACACCTCCTTAAAATAATCGTCGGTTAAGGTGGCATTGAAGGTGATATGTTCCGCTGGTGCGGGGGGCGTAAAATCAAAATTAAAATACACCTTGCCATCGGCTAAAGCATCCGGGGTATTTAATTCAGGATCAGCCCAGCAAGTGCCACCTAAAATAGCACCGATATTTTTTAACCGGCGCAGATAATTATTTACACCTTCAGTGACATCAGCGATGTAGTTTTTCGTGATATTACGATCCACTGCCCATAGGTGTGCCCGTTGCAGTGAGTCATAAATAATTTCTGCGGTACGCACTACACTGACAAACGCCCATTTCGGATCACCACTACAAGTCCGGTTACCCCAGAGACGGTAGCCGTCTTCTTGAATAATGGTAGTGACATCATGGCTATTTAAATAATTGGCTCGGCAGTTTTTATCCCCCAATTTAAAATCAATCGGTCGAGCCGTACCTAAAATGCCGTTAATTAATTTATTCGACGGGGAATGCCAAAAGCCATGATCGTTATCAATTTTAGCCATTAATCCCGCCACACGAGCCGAAGGGGGTTCAATGACAATGCCACCTTTACCTTCGTTTATGTCGCTATTCCAGACTTTAACCCACGGATCGATTAGGTAAGCGTAACGCTTACCAAATACATCACGATATTTAACCGCCTCTTCACCGGTCGTATTAGGGCCATCAATGATCGCGATACCGCCTAATCGCTCTGCTACGAGCACCAACTTTTGGGCGGCGGCCTTGATATGTGAAAATTCTGGGGCAATTAAAATCCGGGGCTCGACATGGACCGTACTTTTAGCATCCAGCAACGCATACATGCCGGTATTAGGTTCACCTTGCTTACCAATAATGGCATTCAGTGCCGTATTTTCATTATCTGTGGTTTCTGGGGATACAGGCGGTTTATCGTTAACCCGAATAACCACCACCATCGCCCCAATCTGATCAAAAATACCTTGCAAGGCGGCTGGTAACGTCCCTTGCTTACCGAGTGCTTTCGCTTTTTTTAAGCTGCCGGCTAATAAAATCGGGGTGTCATAAGGAAAAACGTCGTCTTTCGCGTCGGGGGCTGTGCCGACTAAACCAATCACACTGCTTTTAACGGTACGTATGGGGCGTGGGCCGCTGTCAATTTCAACGACCTCGACGCCATGGAGAAATTCACCTGGCATGGGGGTTCCTTTTTATGATTAAAGAATGAAGTCAAAAATACAAGGTAGGGTAAATTTATTTAAAAGACTTCGAAGGTAATAGTGGCACTTTCAATATCTTCATATTCCAGTGGTAGCCCTTTTTTAACTTGTTCAGTCGTTAAGCGCTTTATTCCCATTGAAAATAGTTCTTCATCACCATCAATCGTATCGTCCGGGCTAACTTTTTTCACATATTCACTTTGATGGTTTTGCATATACAGCAAGTCATCAATGATATCACCGGTTAATGTACTAATACTGACTTCACCGTTACTGTTATTGCTGGTCAACCAAAATTCATCATCACTATCTAGTTCAACACTCATGTTGTCACCATGTTTGTTTCCTCTCATGGTAAATAATGCAGTATGCGCCTTATCAACTGACTGGATTAAAATATTTCCTTTCTGCTGTTGATTTCTAATTGTGACTAATAAACGAAAAGAACGATCTCGATAGCCTAGCGGTAACCATAGCGTACCTTTGCCGGAAACTTGTGGTCGATATATCCGTTTAGATGCAATGATCGTTGGGTAAAATTCACTGCTTTCAATTTTCCCTAACAACACATCGTCATAGCTTGAATCAAAAGATACATGTTGTTCATCCAAACCATGAGTATTATACGTGCCATCCTCTAAGTCTCTTAAATTGAAGCCTGTAGAAGGTGACCATCGTAAGTGATAGGTTTTGTCTTGCTCATAGGAGAATGTACGTTCACCTTCTGAATAACTTGCCGTATTGAAGTTTTTCCACCCGCGCCAGCGTATAATTTGATTGGGCTTTATCGTTAATAATTGGCTACTCAGATTGACTTTAAGCCGGTTATCGTCATTCAGTATTTCTGCAGCAACCGGTATTTGTGAAAAACTATTGGCTAACAAGTTTTCAACATATGAGCGAGAAGCCAATACAATTGCAGGATCAATTTTAAGTTCTACATTCGCTGTATTACTTAGCTCAAAAATAACCTTTATATATAGGCTACTACCACTACCTTGAGCCAAAGTGGGTTTATACGTTTTCGGGTATTTACCGATGGCAATTAAATTATCATCTGTATCATACAGTCCAAATTCAGTAATATAAAAGTTACCATCTTCTTCAGGGATGACCGTTTCAATCACCAGCCAATGATCGTTATCCGGGTCTTGGAAAATACTATTAATAGGCCCCTGCCATTTTTCTCTAACCAGTGATGTATCCGTTTCTTTGGGGTTGGTTTCTTTACCGCCATCTTCACCACCGTCACCCACTTTCAGTTTGGTGATTTTAACCGTTTTACCCAATGCTTGGGCATTAATAATCCTGGCCTGCCCAAGCTTAGTGAGCAGACTAAAGTATTCTTGATTCAAATTTAGGCTCCTTTGGGATAGATCGTGATGGTATTAACTGCTTGATAGCCCGTCACCAGTACCCGGCAAATGTTGCTTGTCAGTTGCGTTGTAATAAATGGATAAATCTGGTGTGTCACAGCACTTTGGTAACCGGACGTCAAACAAGTACACAGCTGGCTATTCATTTCTTTGGTTAAATAGGGAATAACCGTGGTTTGTTGACCTTGTTGACATGTCACTGCCACACGCGGCATTTTTGTTTTATTGGTTAAATAAACGGTTAAGTCAAAATGACTCCGAACATTTTTAGTACGCTTAATTAGCCGATTAATATTGTCGTATTCTTTTTCAGTAAGGCCACGGGTTTCTAAATTCACATCGGCTTTAAACGTATAAGGCTGGCCGTTATATTCAAACCATTCGGTTACCGTGATATCTACACCTGTTGCAGCCAACGCTTTTTTTACCGCGCCAAGGGTGCCTTTATGTCGATGCACTTCAATGGATGCCTTAATGACATTACGCTTGGTTTGCTCTTCCCAAGCTTCGTCCCATTCATCCACCGATAAGGCCCAAGCCAACCAGGGTAAACAATTAGCCGGGCAAGACTCAGGATGCCAGACGTGATTAGGGTAAGCGGGTATTTCACTGATACGACGGGTACTGTCGGCTAACCCTTCCTCTAAAGGAGTGGTGTTATTCGGTAGTAAACTCATGAAGTTATGCGAGGGTAATGAAAATAGATTTAGCTTTAGGCGCTTGAAAAACTTTGGCTTGAATATCAGAAGTTGGAGCAATTAATTCGACGCGAGTAACGCCCCCCATATGCAACGCATCATAAATACCCGATAAGGCGACGGTTTTACCCAGCTTATAACACTGATCAACATACGTATTTAAGGCAGCCGTCGCCGTATCCATAATGGTTTTGGAAGACGGCCCTTGTTGTACATGCAGTTTCGCATCAATGGCATAGTCGATAATTTCCGCCGCTTGCACAGTAATATGATCAGTTAATGGCCTGACATCTTCATCATTTAACGCGGTTAACAACGCCTGTTTTATTTCCTCATCCGGTGCCATATCCGCTTCATCAGCCAATGGTCGCCGTAAAAAAGTAATAACCACCTCGCCCGGCTGATCAGAATACACCGAGACATCGGCAATTTGATCATGGGCATTATGGGCATGGGCTAAATATGCCCCAACCGGGCCAGCGGTTGAATACCCTTCAGGGCCTAATTGAATGCGACGACGAAAGTCTTCATCAGATTCCATCACAGCAGGTGTGGGTGGCACTTGATTATCATCAGCCGGTTTAATCACTTTACGTTTAACGCCGTAATTCGCACCCAAATGATCTAAATCCGAACCTTGCGCATAAGCTAACATGACCGCTTTTGCTCGTTCATTAAATTGCCCTCTCTGTCAGGCTAGTTGTCGTTTTTATTCACTGAGATGACGACAGATAACTGATGGCTAAATATACCAAACAGCAAAAAGAAAATATCTTAAAGCTATTGCTCCCACCCGAAAATAAATCAGTCCCAGTGGTACACAAAATGACTGGCATTCCTCAGTCAACCCTGCATACTTGGAAAACCAAAGTGCGAAGTCAATCTGCCAACATGCCGAAAGAAACATCAAATCAAAGCTGGTCATCAGAACAAAGGCTTAATGTGATCATTGAGACAGCGGCCTTATCTCAAGCAGAGCTAGCAGCCTATTGCCGAAAAAAAGGGTTGTATGTTGAGCAAGTTGAGCAGTGGAAACAGGCATTTATTCAGCCAGAGCAACCCTCCCAGGAGCTAAAGAAAAGCTTGCAAGTGGAAAAGCAGCGGTGCCAACAACTTGAAAAAGAGCTAAAGCGAAAAGAAAAAGCACTGGCCGAAGCCGCGGCCCTGTTAGTCCTTCAAAAAAAAGCTCAGTCAATCTGGGGACCGGACGAGGAAGCCTAACGTCGTATGCGGATAGGCAACAAACAGTTCAGTTAATTGGGGAAGCCACAACTGCAGGGGCTCGGCAATTTAAGGCCTGTGAAGTATTAGGGTTAACCCCGCGCACTTATCAACGGTGGCAGCAAGGCGGTGAGCTACAACCGGATGGCCGCACCACTGCACAGCGTCCATTGCCGCCTAATAAGCTGCCTCCCAATGTTCATCAACAGATGCGAGAAACGCTGAATTCACCGGAGTTTGCTGACCTCCCACCTTCTCAGATTGTGCCTAAATTAGCAGATCAAGGTGAGTATATTGCCAGTGAAGCCAGCTTTTATCGGCTCATGCGGGCAGAAGGGTTATCAACCCATCGAGGGAAGACCCAATCTCGTCAACCCAAACCGAAAACCACCCACACGGCGACAGGCCCTAATCAACTTTGGTGCTGGGATATCACTTGGTTGCCAGGTCCCGTCACCGGCATCTTTTTTTACCTGTATTTGATCCTTGATGTTTTCAGCCGCAAGGTGGTTGGCTGGGAGGTGCACGATTGTGAGCGTAGTAGCCTAGCGGCAGACTTAATACAGAAAGCCTTCTGGCGGGAAAATCTCCATAAAATTCACCAGCAGCCCCTGATATTACATTCAGATAATGGGAGTCCAATGAAGGGAAGCGCTTTACAAGTCAAACTCGCTGAACTTGGTATTGAGCCTTCTTATAGTCGACCGCGAGTTAGCAATGACAATGCTTATGCAGAGTCCATATTTAAGACCACTAAATACCGACCAGATTTCCCTCACCAAGGGTTTACCTCATTAGAAAGCGCTCAACGGTGGGTTGATCAATTTGTTCATTGGTATAACCATGAGCATCAGCATAGTGGATTAAAGTTTGTAACACCGGTACAACGCCATACAGGTGAAGACCTAGTTATTTTAAGCCGGCGGAAACAGGTTTATGAGCAAGCTAAAGCAGCTTCCCCTAACCGATGGAGTGGGAATATACGAAACTGGGAGTTGGCAGATGAAGTCCACTTAAACCCTGAGAGAAATCAAACTCGTTAATATCCATTTAAAACTGTGCAACTCCCCTCTTTAATTGAAGCTGCTGAGGATGGATGCTTTGCATCGCAAGGCGTCCACCAGAAGGAGCAATGGGTGTTGTCTGTGTTATTAATAATTAGCCCTAAATTGATTATTAATATTTATTATGCCTCACGTTTTGAGATAGCTCGATGAAGATAAGAAGATAACACGACAACTACGTTGACAAACACCGATTGCTGGCGAATTAGCATTTCGCGATACGCGCAGACTTCTAAAATCTTCATGGCCGGGTCTGATTCGACTAAGGCTGTAAAGCTACTATCGCGCTTTTGTAAATCATCTAGCATGGATGCTAGGACCATTTCATAATCAATCGGCTCAATCACATCTGGCGCGGGTAACTGTGATAAATCAATGGCAGTAAATTCGCTCATACAATGATGCCATCCAATGTAATGGGTTTGCCTTCGGGTAAATAAATCCCTTCTAACGCAATCAATAACTCGCCAGGTTCACCACGAAACGCTTGCACCTTGGTGACCTTTATACGAGGTTCCCAACGGATTAAGGCTTCAGCGGTGGCCGCATAGATTTCCACTAGCCACTGACCATTCATGGGGCGATCCACTAATTCAGGTAAACGACTGCCATAGTCACGCCGCATCAGTCGGGTACCAATGCGGGTGGTTAGAATGTCAGTGATGGATTGGCGGAGGTGATAGAGGTTAGAAAGGGGTTTACCGGTTTGTCGGTGAGTGCCTTTCATAAAATATTTTAGAGGAGTTAATTACTAAAACGATTAACAACTAAAATTTAATGTCATTATAAAATTTTTATACCACTGATCCTAAAGAAAATATAGGTATATACATAGAAATCATCGAAAATCCATTTATAACTAGTGTTAACACGAATATTAAAACTGAAAAAGCAAGCATTGGGTTTTTACGGCGTTTTTCCTTACCTTTGTAAATTAATTTTTTTCTGTAAATAAGAGTGCAAATAGGTAAAAGAACCAGAAACACTAAGAAATAAAACCGATAAGTACTTAAAACAAACTCGGTAATAGCTGGTAAATCAGCCCCAAAACCAGCAAATACTTTTTGAAATTGTGGAATAACAAAAATTACTCCAATATGGATAAATAAAGATAAAACAATCAGCCCTAGTGATAGCAGTACAGCCCACGTACTCATTGACTCTATTTTACAGTCTTCAAGGCTTGATTCTGGTACAGCATAAGGCTCTTTCACTAATTTCTCCACAACGTGCTTTAATCCTAGATTTTGTAGCGCGTGTATATTAATTGAACAGACGCTGTTTGGCAATGCTATTGTTTAGCTCCTGTCGGCACCGCTGTACCATGACCTGGCACATCATGCCCATGGCCGTTATAAATATCCCGATCACCTTGCATACTTCGCGTGTGGTCGGTTATTTCTTGAGTGGCTTTAATATTCCCCTCAACCAATAAATCACCGACACAATGAATACCTTCGGGACTAATTAATTTGGTATTACCTGCACCGGTTAACTCAATGATTAATTCATCACTGCCTCGGTGATAGCTAAACCGGGCATGATTTTTAAACTGCCATACCCACTCATCTGGATCATGGCTAGGGGTTGGGTACTTGTTTTGATAGACAGCCGGTAACACAAAACCATTGGCTAATTCGCCACTGGGGGATAACACAATGACTTGCTCACCCACTTCCGGTGCCCACCAGCTTTGGTCATGGCCAGCTCTGGTGGTTAACCAAGGTAACCAGCCAGAGGTTAATTGATCGATTTGCACTCTGACGCGCGTGCGTTGGTGATCCACTTGGTGAATGGTGCCAGGGCGAATTAAGTTAACTAAAAGCCGGTAAAGCTCATTAACGCGAAACAACTCGGTAGTCATCTTTATGAGGGATTCCAATTTCAGGGGCGTCACTGCATAAGACAGTGGTTGGTGGTGTACCGCTGTCTTGCCAGATTGATGCTTCGGTTCTAATCACTTGCTGCCAATTCACTTGCCAGCGCTCGTAGGGTGTCTCACCCAGTGACATAACTTCTTGATCAGCGGTAATGTTTTTCGGGAAGTCCAGCGCGTCGCCTAAGTCCCATTGATTTGCATTAATCAGTAATGATACTTGAGTCGCCAAATCCCCAGCGTAGCCAACTTGGTGGCAGCAATAGGCAGTTAAGTTACATTCTACTGCGCCCGGCCCACTCCAATCGTTAGCAGGCTTAATTTGTCGTAGCTTAAGGACAATGGCGGGTAATACTGGCTGAACTAGTTGGTAATCAGTCAGCGCGGTATTGGAAACCATAGACAGCTGCTGCTGTACATTATTTAAAAACTGTTTAATTGGGCTTTTGTCTGGGGTGCTTTGCCGATCTGCCACTAAGGCTAAATCACCCCAGCACTCAAACTCCATAATCACCGAGTGCAGCATTTTTTCTGGCTCAAAGCCATCCGCACTGGATATCAGTTGCAGCCCTAAACCGGCAAACTCAGTTATACACTGCTTTTGTAGCAAATGTGCTTGGCCATAATTTTGGCTCCAAACAACCACCTGAAATACGCTGTTTTGTCCACTGATCTCAGTGGTATTAATACGGCCACTGCCTTGAGCTGCATTCACCCGATGGTAAGTGATGGCTGGGTATTTGGCTTTTTCAGGTAGTATGGTTGGGTAAGCTCGATCATCCACTAATGCGGACAAGGCTTGTTGGATTTTAATTTCAATCATTTAGCAATTCATCAAGCCTTTTTTCAATCAGCTCGATAACCTCCTGCTTAGCGTTGGAAAAATTGGATTGATCAACAGCGGGTTGAATAAAGGGCTTTTTAGCTTTTTGCCGGTTGTTGCCATATTCCATGGCTAACGCTTTTTGTACGACGGATGGCTGATGCTTTTTTTGCGAAATGCCCGAATAAACCACCGCAAATTGGTCTTTAGCAAAGGATTTATGATTAATCGCTTTTTTTAGTTCACCCGTATCAACCGGTGCATTCTGCTTCATCTGCTTTTTAACCGGCTTAATAATTTCTAACAAGCCTTGCCGTACCGCCCGATTAATTAGCTTTTCTTCTACATCACGAAACTGCTCGGTTAACTCTTCCACATCGGTTAAATTCAGATTAAGTTCCATGTTCTTCACACATCAGCTGTAATTCGCGATTGGCTTCTTTGGGGTTGAGTACTGCGTGAATGTCAAAAAGCCGATCTTTATACTTCACCCGACACTGCGGCTTAATGCCTGGCCGATAACGCATCGTTATTTTGTAATTAATGGCGTTATTAATTTGCTGGGCAGCAAAAAACTCTTTACCTGATATGGGATCAATGGCGGCTCTTGTTGTACATACCACGACCCAAGTTTTAGTGGGCTGGCCAAATTCATCTTTAGTTAACTCAGGTTTTTCAATGGTAATACGATGTTTTAAACGTCCAGCTCTCATAGGGATTTAAAACGGTATTTATTCCAAATCGTTTGGGTAGATAACGGTAATTCACTGACAACCCCGCCAATCACTACAGACTCCCGGTTGTTATACCAGTGGCCAATGAGCATGAGTAAACCAATTTCAATTTCACGGGTGATCACCACGGCGGTATCAGTGAGGTTTTCTTGCACTAGCAAGCGTTGTGTCGTGCTTTCAAAATGAGCGATAGCCGCCTCGGTTAATACCTGTAAATAGGCATCATCTTCGGTTATTTCTTCATCAATATTCAGGTGTTTTTTAACTAGGTTGAGTTCAAGCATAGTGATTGCCTAATATTAACCGCGCAACAATAAATAAAGGGCCTTTCTGCACAAAATTTGCAAATTTAATGCACACCAATTGCTTCAATAACCAGTAGTATATTGAGATGGATAATTTAAACGTCTGGTGAGGCTCTTTGTACTGTGAGTAAAAACATCAAAATGAAGTTGTTAATTATTATTGCCGTTTTGGGCGGTATGGCTATTCTTTTTTGGCTGGCCGCGACAGGTATTATTTATGCGCTCCATGATTTTGATCCCAACGCATTACAAATTGATGCCTGTTTAGATGCGGGTGGCGCATGGGATTATGAGGGAAGTACATGCAAATACTAACCATATGCACTGGGCGATTAAAAAAGGCGGGAATCCCCGCCTCTAATTATCCCGCTTTAATTTGTAATACCTTAACAGCATTGCTATCCAACAACATATTCCCCACCCGCTTGGTGGTATAAAACGACACAAAGGGTTTATTGGTGTAGGGATCGCGCAATACCCGTGTACCAATCCGATCTAAGATCAAATACGCCCGCTTAAAATTACCAAAGGATATCGGCGCTTTTTTCGCAGCAATGTCATCGACTTGCTCATTTTCCGTCAGCGAATAGCCCAGCAGTTTCGACGGCTCACCGGCTTGTAAACCAGGGCTCCATAAATAATTACCGTCATTATCCTTCATCAGCCGTACTTGCCCAACACTGGTGCTGTTCATCATCCAGCGAGCACCGGTGCGGTATTTACGTTTTAAAGCGTACAACAGCTTTAACAGGTCATCTGCTTCGAGCTTAGCGGTGGCGGTATCCAAATACTGCAATTTGCCAAACGCTCTTTTGTCGTCGGTTTCTAGGGTGCGAGGATAAGCAAACAATCCCTTTGGCTTGTCATTACCATCACCGCGAGTAAAAGCAATTTCTTCTTGTTCGCTAAATTCTTCACCAACTTCCCCCACTAAAAACTGTTGTACATTAAAAAAGGCATCATCCAGCATGGTTTGCGTGGCTTCAGGATTGGCGTAAATCTCTCCCCAGGTGGGTGTAATCGTTTTGAGTTTAGGGGTATCCGTTTGTGGTCTTGGGTCGGTTTCCCCTACCCAGCCCGATGTCGCTCGGCCTTCTTTGCGTAGTTTTTTAAACTCAGGTGTCGATAAGGTTTGGCTGGCGCAAACCGAACGCATCACCACTTGATCACGGCCAAAATCGATAATTTGCCGGTCTAATTGTTCCGGTACCGCATAACCGCCATCCTCATCATTGCCGGTTTGCATGGTTTTGGTTTTTAAATCATCGATCTGGTCGGTTTTACCTTTTCTGACAAATTGATCAAAGGCTTTTTCATATTCGGCGTTTTGTTGTTTACCGCCAAACGTGCTGCCGGGGCGATTCGCTTTGGTTTCCAATTCTTCAAACTGACCTTTGAGCTTTTCCAGTTCCGAAAGTTTGTCATTGATTGACTTCAGTTTGCCTTCCACCAATCCATCCAGCGCGTCACCTTTTTCTAAGGTCGTTAAGCGTTCATCATTGGTTTTTTTAAATTCATTAAAGGCACCACCTAATGCCTCAATTGTCTTATTAATCTCTTCAGCGTAAGCCATTCATTTATCCTTTTAAGGTTTGAATAAGGGATTGCAATTGATTCACGGTACTTGATAACTCAGCGTCGCGCTGATTCAAGGCGTGATAACCATCGGCCATTAAGCCTCTGGCTTGGGCTCGCGATAAACCGGCTTCGCGCAGGAATCGCTCAAAGGTTTTGGGGCCACCGTCAATGGCGGATTTAACGCCATCCACCGTGGCCGATTCATTGGCAGGAAATGTTACTAAGGACACTTCCCATAATTTCACTTGCTTTAGACGATAGGTGTCGGTGTCTTCATCCCATTCACCACCACCTTTGGGAAGAGTAAAGCCAATCGATAACCCGGTGACTGAACCCGCTTTTAAATGGGCATACGCCCGCTTCGCTAAGGGATCATCGTCTATTAATAATTTGCCCTCTACATACAGGCCGTGGTTATCCTCCATCATTTTGGTATAGACGCCGATGGGCTCGTCATAACGATGCTGCCACAATAAAGCGGGTAATTTATTTTTCTGTTGCCACTGATTCAGTGATTGTAAAAAAGCGCCTTTTTCAACCACATCACCGTAACTGTCTTCCACATCAAACACCGAGCCATAACCCGCAAATACCCCTGACTCGTCTATCGATTTAATTTCAAAGGGTTTAGCAATCTTAGTGAGTTTCATTTTTTTCTGGCTCTTTGCCATTAATCAGCATATTCATGGGGGTTAAATAAATATCACCGCCCTCCCTTGGGTCTAAATCTTCCAGTGCCCGAATTTCATTGGGGGATAAGGAGCCGGTTTGTTGCAGCTTGGTGTAAAACTCAGCACGGGATTTCATATCCCCTCGCAACAGGCTATTCACATTAAACTTGGCAAAGTGGCTGGCACGTTTGGCTTCAGGAATTAAACTCACCTGAATACGTTGTTCAATCCGGGTTAAATACGGCACCAGTGCATTGACCACAAATTCTTGGGCTTGATGTTCAATATTGGAAAACGTGGCTTTTTCTAAATCACCCACCATATGGGGTGGCACGCGAAATAATCCACAAATTTCCGAACGTTGGTATTTGCGGGTTTCTAAAAACTGAGCATCATCTGACGTCATGCCCACACTCACCCATTTTAAGCCAGCCTCTAAAATCGCGACTTTATGAGCGTTATCTAACCCTTGATATTGATCGTCCCAACTTTGTTTAACACGCTTAACCACATCATCCGTTAACTGCTGATCCGTGCTTAAAATGCCCCCAGGACGTGCCCCATTACTGAATAATTTCGAACCGTGTTTTTCCGTGGCTAAACCCAAGCCAATGGCATTACGGGCATAGCTAATGGGTGACACACCTTTGATGCCATCAACGGAAAACCCCTTCACATGAAACACTTCATCAGCGGTAAGAATGTCGCGGCTACCATTAGCGAAGGTGACATCATAAACCAGGGTGTAATTGTCCAGTAATTTGGGTTCTACGTTATCCGGGTTTAAGGGTAATAGTTCCCGTAGTTCACCCTTTACCGTATTTTTATAGGCGTAAAAATTACCGCGCAAACATAAATGGGTAATGCACAACTCCCATAACTCTTGGGACGTCATATAACTGTTCGGCGACAGTTTAAGTAGGCTATAAAGACGACTCCCAGTGGCTTTTACCCGTTTTTCACCTTGCTGCACAAAATAATTCAGCGGTAACTGGCCAACCGATTCAGCCAATACCCGAATACAGGAAAACACCGTGCAACAACGCATGGCACTCTCAGGCGTAACCGTGATATTGGTATCGGTTTCATAACCCATGCCTAACGCTTGCAGCAAAGCATGCGAATCAAATGGGACCGCCTGACTTTTGGTAAACAGTTTTTTAAAAAAACTCATAGAAAACGAATGCCGTGGTTTTCGTACACTTTATTTAATGAAGGATTATCATCGTCGAGCATGGAGCGACCAATACCCATAATTAATGCAACGGCACCATCAATTTTATTATGGGGCTTTTCTTTGCGCGGAAAGATATTTTCGTTAGCGTCTTCTTTCACCGTGACGTTCGACATCATCCAAGTTAAGATGGGGTTGCCATCGTGGTGAAGTCGCTGCGCTTTTATCGCTGCCTCTAACTCTTTCATCGCCGGTGAAAAGTTGGAGGTGGTTTGAGGAAATTTAACCGGATTTAAATGGTATTGATCCAGCTCTTGTGCCAGTTGTACCGCGCCCCAAGGGTCGTGGGGAATTTCCCTGACTTGATGCTGCTCGGATAGTTCTAGAATATCTTGCCTGACTTGGCTGTAATCAATTTCAGCCCCATCAGTTTTCGTTAAATAACCCTCGTTTAACCACTGCTGATACGCGGAATGGTTTTTATTATTCTCGTCATAGATCGTGTCTTCCGGTAAATAGTGACGAGAAAAGGCATAATAATGCTGTTTATCTGCGACTTGACGGGTAAATACCTGCACAAAAGAACAAATATCAATGTGTGATGAAAGGTCAATCGCAAAAACAGCCTCATCCCCTTTAAAATCATCAAGGGATAACCCTTTATCACAGCACCGATGCCAATCGACTAAATTAATCCAGGCTTCTCGGGCATTGACCCAAACATTCAGGTGCTTCGTTTTAAATGGATTTTGGCGGCTGGCATTGGCAACGGCACTGGCTTGCTGGGATAATAAAAAATCCTCCAATACCGATACATTGTAATTCGGATTGGCTTTGATTAATGCTTCCGGTTGGGTCCAGTCGTCGTCTTCATCAATGGTATAAATGAGTCCCCACAGTTCATCATTCGGCACGGAACCGTTAAGGATATTAATCACTTCTTGTCGTTTATCATAACAAGGCCCAGCAATGTTAAAGCCTGCCGTGGTAATCACAAATAATAATGGCTGTTCCCGCGCTCCCATGCCTGAACGCATGGTGTCGTATAAATCACTGGTTTGATGCTCGTGGTACTCATCAATTAATGCACAACTCGGTGAAGCACCATCACCCGGGTTACCAATCAACGGTTCAAAGCGGGCATGGTCTAATACAATATGCATGTTTTTGGCGTTGACTTGAATGCCCGCATGTTCCTGCAGCTTCGGCCTTTTCTCGACCATGATTTTGGCCGGTCGAAATACTTCCCAGGCTTGTTTTTCAGTGGTGGCACCTGAATACACTTCCGCACCAAACTCACCATCCATGGCAAAGCAATATAAGCCAACGCCTGCCGCCAAAATGGACTTGCCGTTTTTACGGGGGACTTCGTAATACACCTCACGATAACGGCGGGTGTGGTCTTTTTTCTTGCACCAGCCAAACGGCACACCAAACGCAAAACACTGCCAGGGTTCTAACTGAATATTTTGCTTTTTAGAGGCCCACTTGCCTTTGGTATGCGGCAGTAGCTGAACAAATTTACAAATACGCTCGGCTTTTTCCTCATCAAAATAATAAGGGAAATCAGGGTCATCAACTTGGGTTAAATCGGTTAAATGGCGCTGACATGCTTGAATAACGTATTGGCAAGCCGGTATATCACCAGCGACCACCGCCTTCGCGTAATGTTGAGCGCGCTCGTAATTCATCATAAATTAAATTCGTTGGTTTCTTCCGCTGGCTGGCCAACCGCTAATCGAGCACGACTGGCAGGATCAAGACCCAACTTGGCACCGTAGCTATCCACCTGTTTAATGGATTCGTTCGCCACGGTACAAGCCGGGTTTTTCTTTAAGTTACCGTTGTTATCTGTGACCATAATGCCGTGTTGTTCTATCGCTGCTTCAGCGGCACGCCAACGCGCGTATGCCGTACAAAAGATTTCCAGGTTATGAAAATCGACTTCAGTTAACACACCACTCTTGATTAACTTCGGGGCTAGATAGCCCCACAACTCCGTAGCAGTGGCATCCAACCAGGCAGGCGGGTCAACATTAGTCAGTGCACCATAACTCGGTTCATCATGATTTAAAGCCCGTTTGCCGGGATTCCCTGCGAGTAACTTCTGCTGGGTGGGCTTTGGTTTTCGACCTCTAGCCATCGCATGTTGTAATTTTTAATTTCGCGGGAATAAAAAAATTCTTGAAACGCTCGATACCTAGCTACAAGCCCCAGAGATTAACCCCGCCCCTCCCCTTGCAGGAATTTAATAGCAGGACATTAATCATCTTTAGCGTTGCTTACAAAGGCTCTCAGACAGTCTTAGCGACGATAATTTTTTTCTTGATCGGTTTTTTTCTGGTGGCAAGCACGACAGATAGCCTGTAGATTTTCAAGCGCATCATCACCACCTTGGCTCTTGGGTTTAATGTGGTCAACACTATTCGCAGGTGTATATTTATTCATTAATAAACACATTTGGCATAGATAAGTATCACGCTCTAATACCTGCTTTCGCAGTCTTTCCCATGGTTTGCCATAGCCACGCTGGTGGCGGTTGCCTTTGTTCTTTTGCCATTGAGTCCAGCCTGACGCCTGTTGTTTATGTTGCTCACAATAACCGTGTTTTTCTCGGGTTAAACCATTGCAACCTAATGATCGACAAGGACGAGGTGTGCGCTTAGGCATGATGTTCTTTAGTGTTGCTATCTACGTCAGTAGTAGTTAGTGAGTAATTAAATAGTGAAGAGACTAAAACGACTAATAAGATAAATCGCATAATAAATACCTAAAAAAAAGCCCACCGAAGTGGGCAAGCTTCCTTTTGAGTTTACTGGTTAAATTAATGCACTAATAATGCTTGATTCAACTGTTTTGCTAGAAATGTTAGTCCTTTTGGGGTAACCCTAACTTGCTCAACTATCTTTTCTGTTCCATCGGAACGGTATACTTCAGTCACTTTATGTTCTAACAGGCCACGTTGAATTTTATCCTGATACGCTATCCAGTTGGCATTACCGGTCCGGCGATATATCCATTTATTTTCAGATAACCAATTAAATAAATCTTTTGGCCTCACTTGTAAGTCTTTAGCTGCATTAGTAATGCACAATGCACCATCGGATTCAGCAATGCGATGATAGGCCTCTGCTTGCGGTTTCATTACTTCTATTTGCAGGCTTTGTTCTTGTATTTTTTCCATTGATTGAGCCAAGATACCTGCAATTTGTTGTGGATTAGACCAATCAATTTGAGTTAGTCCATAGCTGCCAGTTTTGCGAATACTTGGCAATACTTCTCCCATTACCCACTCTTCAAACTTTTGAGCCTCTGGAAGTTTAGATTTAACAATTAACCTAAATATATCACTTTCCGGAATGATCGCTAACTCTTGAACTCCACTAGTGGTGGGGAGGTAACGTTTCGTTACCCCCTTACAATGACGACCTATTGTAGCGTTTGGATTGCTATAACCTAATAGTTTTGCAACATCTTTAGCCACAAACCAAGGTTCACCATTTTTGTCGATAACACGAATTGATGAGTGATTAAATTCGAAAGGAATAATATTCATAAATTACCTATCTTCTTTGTTGTTTTAAAAAAAAACCACAGGGCGTGGGCAAAGGTTGGTGGTTAGCTATTTACTCTTTATCAGGTGATGATGCACCACCATACATTTCCCGATAAAAACGTTCTGTTTCACGCCTATCTTGTCGATGCTTATAAATCCAATTAACCACAACGGTAGTTGTAGTGAGAATAACACCGATGATTACACCCCAGTCTTTGACTGTCATACCTGCAATTACGGTTGCTGCACTTGCAACATAAGGGGCATTAGAAATGATTTTTTCAGTCACCATTGGACTAACCGTGTTGTCAGTTACTTTCCAAATCGTTTTGTTAAATACTGAACTAACACACTACGCAGTATTCTTCTAAATCCAAAGGTATCAATAAATACAAGGGCTAAGGCGTATAAGTACCATTCAGGCACACTGGCTTTTAAAGCATCAAAACCATCCTGAATATAAATGCTCATACCAGGTACAAAGCAAATGACTAGCGGGAACACCGTAATAATCAACAAAAAGTCATCTTTCCAGCCACGCGACTGAATGCTTATCGAATCAAGCTCTGAGGCACTGATATTACCTTGCTGTATTTCGTCTAATTGCTTTTGGTGAATGGCTTGTTTTAGTTCGGCTTTGTGTTGTTTGTTGGTTAAATAGGATTGAAATAAACTACTAACGGCTGTGACGATAGTGGCTATCATTTGGTTTGCACTTTCTATTTAAGTAGTCTTGGGAATACTTACTGCGTTGGTAATTACAGTAAACTAATAAACCAAGGGCAGGTAATGCAATGCCAATAAAGGCAGCTGCAAGAATGATGAAAAAGCTAATCGTTAATTCCATTCTGGCTATATTTCCTAATATCCTTAACCGAAATCCACCACTCAGGCACATCAAAGTTAGGGCAGGTTTTACCCGAGTCTAAATCACAATGGCCAACCACTTCAGCATCAGGATATTTCAATAGCCAGTCGTCAATTACTTTTCCTAAGCTAACTAACTGAGCGGAAGTAATGCAATCACGGCCAATTAAGCATACACCTAAACTGTGTTGATTGTGGTTTTTAACATGTGCGCCAGGCCAATAGTCAGGGCGTCCATTTTCAACTGTGCCATCACGTTTAATGACTTTGTGATAACCAATGCCGTCCCACCCCCGTTCTTTATGCCATCGATGGATATCCTCAGCTGATATATCTCTATCGTCGGGTGTATCAGAACAATGAACAACGAGTTTAGTGATTTTCATAGTTAAAAAGAATTAACTTGCTCTAAAGCGGATTTAGGGAATACGTCTTTATGTGGGGTAGCGCCATCAAACCAACGACATTCGACAGCTGAAGTGTTTACATTAATAACAGTCATCACCGGTCCGCCTGATTTTAATCTAACAAGCGAGCCAGCATATAAGCTAGTAGTGTCCATAGTGATATCTAGTAGGGAAATGGTTTTCTGCAGGCATAAAAAAAGCCCCATCGAATGATAGGGCTTTCTTCTCAAGACTTTCTATACTCGAATGAATTTTGATTAGACGCAAAAATACATTCTGGAAAAATAGTACACAATTCACCGACCTCTGTCAAAGGGATTTTTTATTTTTTTCCAAATATTCACTTAAATGAAAAATAATTTGAGCATGCCATTTATGAACTTGCTTTAAGCATACTTCATAACGTGCATACCAACGTTCACGCCAGCACTTTTCAAATATACCGCAAAACTCTGCTTGCTTCATTTTAGTTAGTGGTCTTTTGCCATCATTACAATTGCACTTTCTGAATTTATTAGATCGTTTGTCAATGCCTGTTCCTTTACATACATCACATAGGTTTTCGAATACTATTTCGTTAATCATTAATCGGGCAAATTGCTTAAAGAACATTAAGGAGCGCTTTTTGTCATTTGGCCATGGTTCGCGCCATTTTTCCCTCACCCCCACACGAATTACATATTCCTGCACCAATCTATCCAATTCATGCAACACAGTCTTATCACCTGCATACTTTAACAGCCCTAATAAGTACGCCTCTCGTGGTAGGTTGCCCATACCCAATGCACCGGCAACATCTTCAGCGGTTAATTGGGGAGTACCTCCAGCTACACCTTCATAATTGATACTGCCATGGGCTAATAATGCCATTACGTTTGCATTTACCATACTTCACTCCTTCAAGGGTTTATTCGTTCTTACTAATATGGTCTTAGCCTCTCTAGCACGATAAGTAGCGGCAAATTGGAGGCTTTATTCTTGTTGTTGGTTTTCTTGATTTATGCTTGTTGATTTGGTGTTAGCCGCTCTAATTCAGGTATTAGCAGCTGATTTAGGCTTAATACGTTGTACTTAGTTTATTGTGTGTTCCACCCCCTAATTCGGTCTCAGGCTGTCTAGCACGCCTACTAGGAACTAGCAGACAACAGCTTTTGTATCAGTTCTACCGCTCGGCCACTGTGGATTAGCTCGCTGTTGCAGCGGTAGATGTTCCAGCCGAGGCTCATTGCTTCGTGGTATTTCTCCATATCGCTGGCAAAGCCTTTACCCCGGTTGTGCCTTCCGTTTACCCATCCGCCTCCTTCTACCTCTACTGCTAACTTTTTATCTGGCCAAGCAAAGTCAAAGCGCCACTTTCTTGTGGGATGGAACTTGTATTCGCTTACTGGCATGGGGAGCTTGTGGGCTTTTAAGTAAAGTTCTAAGGTTAACTCCAATTGACTCATATCAAACCCTGGGTTGTTTTATGACTTACCATTCATTTATTGTTAGCCAAGTAGACTTCACATGTTGTATTGTCTGGCTCGATTTGTATAAGACACTTAAAGCCATTCGTTATGGTGCATTGCCTCAGCCTTCCTTCTGTTCGTCCGTACTTTTTTGCTGAGGTAATGCTTTTTTTTAACATCGCTCTATCGAATGACCACATAACTGGCTTAGTTTTAAATACACCTCATACATAGCTTGAGCTTCATTATCTGGTTCACTGCGGGTATGCCATTCAACTACTCCATCTAGGCTGTATGTGTTGCCTTTTCCGTCTTCCCATACCCACTGACCGGGCTTTACGTTTATTGCAGTTTTACTGACTGCAGGTTTGGCTAACTGCTTGAACATTGATTTTGGAAACTGCTGTTTTATGAGTGGCAAGTTGATGCTTGTCATTTTGTTTCCCTTATCCAAGTTTTTAATCCTTCTGGTAGAGGACAGTGGTTTTTAGCAAGTAGGTGTAAGCATTCGATGTACAGCTGGTGTTGGGTACCGTAGCGTTTTTCAAATCGGGTTTTGTATGGGTGAATTGCCCAGCCTTTTAATATGTTATGGCCGGTGCCGTCTTGGTGGTGTCCAGCACATAGAGGCAATACATACCAATGAGCGTGGTCTTTTGTTCTGCCATCTATGTGGTGGATTGATACCCAGTTGTTGTGGCAACCAGCTTTTCTACATGCAATACAGCCGACGTGTTCTGCCAAGGCATCATGAAATAGCTTTTGTTCTTTGGTTACTGTACGTCCAGATAGCAATTTGTTGCTCCTGAATCTAAATTGAAAAAATAAACTGGTTTAAAACCGAGGAATTAGATTAATTATGAAGGGAAAAAAGAGTTGTGTTTAGGTGCAACGTTGCACTTTCGTAATTTTTTAAGCGAACTGTTTTAGTTCGCTTAAATTATTTTTTGCAACAACTATCAAAAGACTGTATTTACTGTAGAAATGATTGCGGGGTAGGCTTTAGCATATTGACTCGTGTCTTCTCACGAATAATCATATCTGCAATTTTGGGACGTATATTATTTTTCCAATGATCACTACCATACACTCGGTCATACAGCTGTTGTTTCTCTTCCTTATTTTTATACCTACGCAACCAAATATAACAGTTCTCGTCTTCAGTATCGATAAAGCTTCCAATTACTAGCATACCTTGAGATAGCTGAAATGGAATAATACACGTTTCCATTATTTTAATGAAGTCGTTTATCATGCCGGGTTGGATATAATAATATCGAAGTTCATATAACATATTTATCTTTATTCCTAACTATATAACATTAGAGATGTAGGGGTTATTAACAGGATCAATACCAAATTCTATGTCACTTCTGACTCTTTCAGATTCTAGGGCGAGGATTAGCTCAAAAGGATTCAGGTTAATGTAGTCAAGTCTTGGTAGAGGCTTTCCCTTTTTTATTAAGTCTAACAAGCTACTTGTATCGCTAATAATACCAATAAATTCACTGCTATCTAATTCACAGCCACTTCTGGGGTATGCCCAATAATGAAGTGGAGTACATTCACCAAAAGGGTTTATAAATAATTTATGAGCTACCTGGTCTTTTGGTAGACAATATCCTTTTGGAATACTATTGAAGAAGTTGTCACGACCGAGCGAACCAGTTAAATTAACCTTAGTAACACCAAATTTTCCATCAGCAATTTCATTTTTAATTATATTCACTATTGTCTCTAGCTGATTAAAGTAAGCATCATTCTTGTTATCAAAATAATCGCTTTTTATTTCAATGTAATCCATTTCTATATTGGAAATATCACGAACAAGCCTTTCAAGCTCGTGAAAATTAAACTCGCCAGCCACTGTATTGATACCAAGCTGAGTCTTTGACCCAATTTTATTACGAACTAACACTAGCTCCTTAAGTGTTTCCATCAACTCAGACAAACTAGCTACTTTTTTGTTTTTTATATGGTCTCCAAAATATGCTTCATTGTAGCTATTACTATCTGATGTGCTTAGACTAACGCGTAAGTTGTCACACTGCAGAGCTAGTTTGCGATTCTTTTCAATCTTAAGTAGCATACCATTTGTGAATATTGTTGAGTTTATGCCATGCTTTCTGGATAACTGCAAAATCCACTCTATAGTTTTAGGATCAGTAAAAGGTTCTAGGCCTCCTGAAATTTTAATATTTACCTGTACACCTTCCTCTATCATTTTTCCTAAATCATCAAATATTCTTACAAAGTCCTCATAATTCAATTTCTTTTTACCTGGTGTTTTACTTTGAAATCTAAACAGTTCACGATATCCATCTTCATGTATTTTGACGCTTGGACAAAAATGACATCTTGCAGGACAATATAAGCCTACAAAAAAAACAACAGTGTATATTTTCCTGCCAAAGTGATTATTTACTGTATCAAAATAATCCCTATTATCTGAGCTTTTTAATTCATGTTGTAGCTTAGTTGACGATCTAATAAATTTATATATTCGATTAATTTCATATAAGTTTAACGATAAACGCTTCGATACCTCTTCTGCTTTAATGTAAGGTAACCGCTTTAACAAATTAAAGACTGACCGAATTTTATTGACAGGTATTAAACTGGAATTAAATTGAGGATCTTCTTTTAGCAACATAAACACTATCCAACATCCATGAAAAACAATATTTCTTTAGTCTAAGTGGATATCACAGGTTATCTCAATTTAATTAGATATTACACTCATTAATATAAAATGGAGCTTAAGTACCTATCAAAGAAAGTTTTTTAAATACCAAAATAGTACTATTTAGTAACTAATTACTTGTAGAAATTTTTATCTTTCTTCCTCTGCAACCTATAATGTTAAACACCTGCCTTCTTGATAATGCATATTTTAATGCAACTAAGTCAGCTCTTGAGACACCTGTGCTAGGTTTTGTATTGATATACTCTTTCCTAATTAACTGATTTCTGAGTTCTTTAAATTCGTTTTTCGTTGGAAAATGAATTGTTTGCCCACTGAGACGTGCTGCAATTTTATTAGCCGCCTCATGACCAACAGCAAGGGTGATCAGATGACCCTTACCTATAACTCGGGGGATGTATAACCTAGCCCCTCCAAGGCACTGACCTAACTTGATAGCTGCTTGTTCTCCAATAGTTTCGGTTAGCTCGTTCATGATTGACATGATGTATATCCTCTTTGGATCGATATAAAGCACTAAGTGTGAACTTCTTTAATTGGCTAGGGTCATACTGATTACACGGTAGCCCCCGTGTGCATTGCTTCGTTTTACCTACTACTCCCTAAACCTGCGTTGACGAAGCAGTGCTTTTTTTAATTCCTACCCAACATGCGATATATTTCGCTCATTGCGTCCTTTGGATTATTTAATTGATCCAACCCTTTTTCTTGTAACTGTTTTTTCTGCTGATCATCGTGGTAAGCCTTGTTTCGCTCAGCAATGGTCTTTTGTACTTGGCCAGGTAACGCTTTGGGTATATCACTGATGGGCTCGCCCTTGAGTATTTTCTTGGTGATAATGTCGTAGTTTCTCGTGAAGACAGGCAGTATGTGTTTTTCTGCCATAGACTTTAATTCAAAGAAACCCGTTTGTTTTGCTGCTTCGTATACGGCTTGGTGTGACCATTTCGCTTTTAGTGGTTCGTGGCTATGCCTGCACGCTTCACGGTAAGCAATTTCAACCTCGGGCAATCCCAGCTCTTCAAGCTTTGGTTGGCAAAACTTAATGAATTCTGAGGGCGTAGGGACAAATGCTTTTCCCTGGTTACGCACGTTTTTGAGGCCATAGTAAATTTGAAAGTCAGTGTTAATGCCATTCTCGATAAACGCTTTTAACCATTCTTGTTTAGCTAGGTTAAGCGACTCATTATCTGGGTATGCATGACTCCAAGCCGGGCAACAACCTTTGAGCTTTTGAAAAACATCGTTAATTAGCTTAACCGCTATTTTTTTATCATCAGCTGTTAATTTTGGCTGAGGTGGCAACTGACCAGGTTTCAGGTTTTGTGTAATTTCGTTGATGCGTTTCATTTGAAAACCTCCATATCGTCTGCCCAGGTTTCATCATCAAGGTCAACGGGTTTCTTAGTTGATTTACTGGCAAGGTTTTTGGTTTCTTGCTCGATGTTTTGCACTTGCTGCTGAGTTTTCTTTTCCAACGCCTGGTTAAGTTGCTGCTGCCGTTTCTGTTGGCTTTGGTAGTAAGGCCATTGGCTGATCAGGTGTTTGATAAACTTGGCTGTCCATGATGGGTGGACGACATGTGTTCGATCAAGCCAGTAGGTTTTAAATTCTTCAAGACTCAAGGTTGCAAAAGCGGGATCAATGCCTGCCAGCATTAAACTCGCTTTAACTCGTTGCCAGTCAGGTTGCCAATCCGCAGTCATGGGATTGCCTTGGGTTTTTACTGGGGTTTCGTATTTTTTTTGAAAAATATCGGGCTCTGAATTTTTGACCTCGCGCGCGGTTGTTGTAATTGTGTTTGATGATTCTAATGATGATTCTAGGGGTACCACAGCTGTGATACCCTCCCCCTTACAGAGCTCTGATACCCCTTCTGTTATAGGGGTATCAGATTTTACCCCCTTATTTTTCTGGGGTTCCTCGGTTAGTGGCTCTTTAATGGTTGCACCGATATGCAAGAAAAAACCATTCGTGCTGGTGGCGCCATTTGCACGCGTTCTTTGTTGTTTAGTAATTAAATTTAATTCTTCTAATGATTTTAAGTGTCGTCTAACTGTCTGCTTGGACATTGAGGATTTATTGGCAATTGTATCCATTGACGGCCAGCAGTAGCCTTGGTCATTCGCATTATCAGCCAATGACAATAAAACGATTTTTTTATAAGGGTCTAGTTTCGAAAGGGTAAATACCCAAGACATCGCTTGAATACTCATAAATAACCCTCTTGAAACACTGAATTGATGTTGATTTTTTCGACAGTTTTCTGCATAATATCTACATCCTTTTGTTGTTAAAAAAACTGCTTCGCTTTGACGGGTAAAGCAGTTTTTTTATGCCTAAAATTTATCCCCGCCAATCTACAGCTAAGAAAATCAGCGCGTAAAAATACCCTGCCAGCAAAAACAATTTATTTGCTAGCCACTAATTGAGCGTTAAACCCAATAATTGATAACGGTTAAGTTACCCAGACTGAGACTTTGGATTAATGCATTGTGGTTTTACTACTTCCATATCAGCGCTCCTTTATATTGGATACTGTACAAGTAGACAGACCTTTTAGTTTCAATGACAACCAAACAGAAACTCGGTATAGTTTTTACACAACATGAGCGCTAGAACTACGAGAGCTGGGTCTAACACTCACCCCCAAACTTTGGCGTAAGGGTACCTCTCAAGCACTAGTGTTAGTGTTGATAAGGGTTTATTATGAGGCCGGGCTTCCTATATGAGAGGTCCGGCTTTTTTATTTATGAGTTGAATAGTATTAATAGCGTTTTAAGTTGTCAATAACAATTGTTTTAGAATACTTAAACTAATTTCTGTTACAGTTTGGTTACCTGTAAATATGACTGAAAAGAATAGCGAGCTTAAAGATAGAATCCGAGTATCTAGACAAGCTCTTGGCTTTTCCCAGCAAGAAGTAGCCGATAAGTTAGGAGTAACTAAGTCGGCTGTAGGTGCTTGGGAGCAAGGTAGGAATGATCCTTCAAAGCTTGTTATGAAAGAGTTGGCTAATATTCTTGATACCCCTTTAGAGTGGCTAGAGTCTGATGAAACTTATATTACTGATGACTGGATTGAGACAGGATTTGAAAAGAATAGTGAGTTTAAAGATCGACTAAAGGTTGTACGAAAGTTTCGAAAACTTACTCAAAAGGAGCTGGCTGAACAGTTACACATTACCCCGGCTGCCGTTGCGGCATGGGAAACTGGCCGCAGTAGACCTAATGAGGTAATAATTAAAAGGGTTAGTGAAATTTTTGATTGCCCATACAAATGGCTATCCTCTGATGAGGTTGCTCTTGGCAAGAAGTGGAAGGCAGGTATAAACGAAGATAGCTCATCACCACCTAATATTGTCGAAGATTCCGCTTCTAAAACATACGGGCAAAAAGCTGTTGCAGATGAAGCAGGCTTTGTTGAAGAAATTAGTAAGCTATCAATAAGAATGACCAAGCTAGCATTTGAAAAACGCGTTACAGCAAGTGATATCCAGATGTTGAAAGCTTTCCTTGATGTTATTGAAAATAGGCAAGATAAAAAATAACTACCTACCGCTATCTTCCTGTTCCTTTCTGAACCTCCTTGAATTTCATACAAATAGATTTTATCTATTGTTTTTTTCTTTACAATAACCAAAATAAACTTCAAATCTACTCAAATTTAACAAATTATTATATGGTTACTTTAGTGTTTTGGTATAGCTATGGACAGCACAATAACTTCAGATGGACACTGGCAAGCTCACTTGGACAACCCATATTTAGCGCCACGTGAGACTGAATACTGCTTAGGTTTACTATCCGGCAAGACTGATAAAGTCATTGCTCGTGAGCAGGGTGTAGAGCCCAACTCAGTGAGCAGCAGAATAAAAAACGTACATTACAAGCTTAAAACTGCTAATCGAGCGCATTTAGTGGCCGAGTTAATACGGCTGAAGATTGTCACCCTTAATGTTTCGCCAGTGGTGATGATGTTGTTATCTGCATTTGTCGTTAATAGTGTGCCGATGGTGGTGAATGATAACCCTGATAAACCCAGGCAAGTCCGCATAGTACAACGGACTGGAAGACGGCTGGAGTATTTACCGTTAGATAACTCAAAAGGAGACGAGCTATGTATGAAAACGCAAATGTATATCAGCTAAATGCTAATGCTGATTATGTTGTTGAGCAGTTATTAGGTGGGGTTAGAGATGCTGAGTTTACCCCTTGTAGTAAATATCAAGAATTAAGTTATGGTTTTGTACCGGTTAAAAAAGGTAGTTATCTGGAGACACGAAAAAAATTAGCCGTATTCAAAGTTAAATTAGAGAAAAAGGTATTATCACCTACGGTTTTAAGACAGCGTGTCATTGAAGCTGTTGAAGACCATAAAGACCTTACGGGAGAACGTTTGACTAAACAGCAAATTGAATGTGTATGGAAAGAAATTAGAACCGGGCTGATTCCTCAGGCACCCAAAATAACAACAGTGGTTGAGGTTTATATTGATACGGAGCGAGGCTGCTTAGTCGTTAACAATCAAGATATCGATTTAAATAAGTTATTTCTACAGTTATTTACACAAATAGTTAGCAGTGGCAAAACTGCCATAATGCTAAACCACATGGTGGCTGCATGACTATGGCTACTCGATTACCTAAGAATGAAATAGTTATTAACCAGCAACAAAGAAGGAGAAAAACAGAAGCCGATTTGCTATGGGATAAAATAACCGAAAAATATCAAGCTGATTTAGCTATTCATAAAAGTCTGCGCTGTCGAATGCGGTATGTGCTTGATAAAACCCGGCATAAGTTATTTGTAGAACCAGCAACTTTTTAAACTAAATAAATAATAGTTATTAAATGCTCAATTTTGAGCCACGGCACCTTATTGCCTGAAGAAAGGAGATAATTAATGAATACCCAAACCATCATCAATGAACTTAAAGAGAAGGCTAGAGGTAGTTGGGAAGGAAAAGTCGGTGAAGACAGAGCAGTTAAACTTGAGTCCTTTTTGAATAAAATGCTTACCGAATACTCAGAAAAACTTGGCTACTCCGAGTACGAAATTATCTCTGCTATCGAAAAAACCAGAAATTATTCAGCCATTAACTATTATCAAGAGTCAAACTTTCCCAGTCTAGAAGGTGTTGATGTATATGAAACACTAAAAGACTTGAAAGCTGCAATAAAAACAGTCGCTTTCAAGTGCCCTGCATGCAATGGTATTTCAACTAATCCTTATGAGTGTAATTCTGGTGTGAAGTCAAAAGAAGGTAAAGCGTGTGACTGGAAGTCTTATGGCTTATTTAGAACATTAGGGGAAGGCTATCGATTTACTATCAAAGAAAGCTTTTTAGAAAAACCAAGAATTGACGAAATATTTATGCCAGTTGACCTCATTAAGTAGCTAATACTATCTATTATGGAGAAATTGACATGGAAATCAATCGAATGGAGTTAACTAAAAAGAATTTAAAGCTATACGAGAAAGCCAAACAATATATTGAGTATTACACCCTCGCTAAAAATAGAAAACCAAGACAATTACATATTACTAAAGAGCAGTTGGAAGCCTTTAAAACGAACTTAATTAAATACAATTGCAAGCCGCCGTATACCATTAATGGCGTGCGGCTTATACCCTTAAACTAAGGAAGACGCCGATAACCATGATCAATAACGAACTGGACTTACAACCATGGAAACCACGCACCAGGGTGTTTAATTATCGTCGTATTGATGCTAATAGTAATGAAATAGGCGTCACTGAGTTTATTCTTGATCAGTCTGCAGGTATCGCTAACCAGGCAATAGCTAAAATGGTTGCCTCAAATAAATTAAAAAATAATGACTTTGATGCTGAAAAATTGAGTAAAGATAACCAAAAGCTAGTTAATAAAATTTACCAATACATTCAAGTTTTTGAGGCGAATAAAGGTCGTAAGCCACACTTTATTTGGCTTACTCACGACCAGATAAGAAGTATAAAAAGTGATTGCAGAAAAGCTGGAATCTCACCCCCTAAAAATTTCCGAGGGGTAATGTACACGCACTATTTAGGAGCTGTTTAATTATGTTGACTGTAACACGTCGTATAGGTGAATCCCTGAAGGTTGGGGATTACCGGCTGGTAATGCGAGCGAGAAGAGTGGGCGGAGTAACGCTCACTACCTTGCATCGAGGTCATATAAGCATTAAAGACATTGAGTTTGGCCACCCCCTTAAGTTGAATCACGAGATAACAGTTTACCCCTACCCTAGCAATAGGGAGAGTTTATCTAAGTCAATGGGGCAGGCAAAGCTAAGTGTTAGTGCACCTAAACACATAAAAGTCGAGCGTGATGAAATTGAAACAGGCTTTAACAGGAGTAATAGTCAAACTTATTTTGGCGTAGTGACTTGAGGTTTTTACAACAACCAACAAATATAAAGGTAATTATTTATGATAAAAAAACCCAATTTATTATCAATTAAAGATTGGATTGCAACCCGCTTTATTTCAGGTGCACCCTCTATTAGCACAGTAAACCGCTTATGTCGTGAAGGTAAACTACCCGCCACTAAAATAGGCAATACTTGGTACATTGAAGCAGATATTGAAAAGAGTATGACTGGTAATGAGCTGGTTGATAAAGTATTAAATGGTTTGTAATTATGCCACCACGCAAAAGAAGTAGGAAAAATCTAGGGCTAGAGCCTAACTTATATACCTATGGACCAAAAAACGACTACTTCCGGTACAAGCACCCCCTTACTGGAAAGTACCACCCCATGGGTAAGAATCGAGCCAAAGCACAAGCGGCGGCTCGTCAGCTGAATATTAGGCTTGATGGCCAGTGTATGCTGGTCGCTCATGTGATGGACTCCGATGCAGCTAATGTTGAGCTGCTAATTGATAGGTTTAAAAAAGAGTTTTTACCTACTCGCAACCTTAAGCCTCGCAGCTTATTGAATTCTGAGTATCGATTAAATCGCATTGCCAGGGATATTGGAAAGCTGCCATTAAAAGAACTTACAGTGCCAACTGTTGCTGACTATCTAGATAATAGTTTTTCAGGTGACTCTTACTGCCAACATCGATCAATTTTAATTCAAGTTTGTCGCTTCGGTATCACTAAAGGATTACTAACTTTCAACCCCGCTGAAGTAACAATGAATAAAAAAGCTGAAAAAATACGGCAACGGATGACCATTGAGCAATACCACGCTATATACCAATTAGCAGACCCTTGGTTGAAAAATGCTATGGATATTGGGTTAATTACCCTTCAACGTGCAGGTGATGTTGTAAAAATGAAGTTTGAGGACATCAAAGACAACCGCCTCTTTGTTATACAACAGAAGACAGAAAAGCATGGTGAATCAGCCTACCTGGCCATCAACATTGGCGAAGAGCTAGGTGCAGTTATTAAACGAGCAAGCGAGAGTGGTATACGTAGCCCCTACATTGTTCACAGAAACCCTGACAGGCGCAGTAGCAGCCATCGGCGTAATGACCACTGGACAGCTATTAAGCGTGATTATCTCAGCCGAGCATTCTCTGAGGTGCGGGATAAAACTAACTTATTTAAGGAGTTAAAAGCCAGAGAGCGCCCCACCTTTCACGAAATACGATCCCTGGGTGGCTACCTCTATGAAAAAGCGGGATACGACAAGGACTTTATTAGACGACTAATGGGTCATACTTCTGAAAAAATGACATCACATTACTTAGATGGTCATGCTAATCGATGGACAGAATGTTCAGCTGAACTAGTCATACCAGATTAGTGGTACTATCATAAATTACATTCCCCTTGGCAACCATGTGTATATAAAAATTCGCTTCACGATTGCCAAGGCAATACATTTATTTAAAGCCCATCGCTTTTCTTACTTATAACAATTACTCCAACAAGCTGATAATCCTCATTTCCATCTAGTTCATATTCCTGTACATATGGATCATCAGGTCTAGGAAAATATCCCTCTTCAACTGTAAAAACATTTATATCTTGTGATACTTTATTTAGAATTGGCTCATGCCTTATATATTTTTTATAACGTTTTTTTATTTTTTCTTTGTTCTTATTTTTGTCTGAGTCGTTTATAGCTTTTCTAAAACTGTGAAAAGCCATAAATGCCGTAAAAGAAAGTTTTGAGACACCTGTAGTAAATTTTAAATTAAGGAGTTCACTATTTCTTTTCAAGTCTCGAAGAATATATTTTTTTACTGGATTAAACCCCTTACATTCTATCACGCAAAGCGGATCGTGAATTATAGGATTCCTACTTTTTTTGTATACAGCAATATCAACTCTTCCTCTTCTACTTACCCTTTTTCCGGGACCATAAACTTCCCTCGGATATAGCCAACTTTTTTTTGACATAAGAGGCCTTCTTGAAGGACGTGGTTTACACCTAGATTCTAGCTTAGCTGTCTTATGTTCTAAGAAAATTTGGTATACCCCGCTTGTGAATGGCGTGCCTGGATCCTTGTTCAACTCATCAATTGCTTTAGCAGCATTTACTGTTAACAGGTACTCTGCTCCTATTGGCATGCTCTCATCTTGCAAGAAACGAAATGAATCCATGTGCGAAGTAAACATGGACTCTTTTAACTTTTTGATAATTTCATCTTCCATGACTAAATCCATACAATACAGAAGGCTTTCAAACCGTCGATATCAGGGATCAAACTTCATTTACAAGTCATACCACGCTAATAGTAACGTCACAAACTGTTGTTTTTAGATCATATAAGAATATAGCATGAAGTAGGGCTCAACTAAAAAAATAGACTTAGCGAACTAGATTACACGTCAACTGACTTCTAAAAACAGGGGTAGAATCTGGTGTTATTTACTTAAAATATACTTAATTTATACTTAAAGAAGAATGATTCTTAATTGCAGAAAGGATGTAAGTAATTGAATCTAAAGAGAAAAAATGGTCGGAGTGAGAGGATTCGAACCTCCGACCCCCACAACCCCATATATATCCTATGATCTAGTATAACCTATTGATTTTATTGAAAAAAGCACCCTCTTGTCCTACACCCATTATAGCCATTATACCCCCTTATGAATCCTGGGCTACAAGGTGCATATTGCAGACATTCTGGGCCTTTGGGATAGGTAACACCTGTCGTGGTTAAAATTTAGGCTTCTTGTCTTTTGATCTATCGTCTAACAATCGATCCCCTACCCCACTCAGCTGGCCTCTACTTTTCATTCTGAAGACGCTCCACTTTCTATAAATTCAGGCCATTACCAGAACCAATATTTAGATTAATTATTTATATTTATAGATGTTTTTATAACCTTAATATATCGCTTTTACGTCAATAAGGTCCTTTTGCATCAGTTAGTGAACTAAATACACAACAGATCAATTTATCGTTTGGTTCTAAAAATATTTCCTGGAAGAATTTCCCCTAATTTTTCAGTATCATAGCTTTTTAAATAGCACCAGGTGTGAATACACCCTTTTTCAATCATTGATTAACAAGGGCTAAGAATGTCTGAAAATAAACCCTGGAATAATAACCAAATACAAAAGTTAATAGCTGAGTTAAACCAATCGTCGTTGACGACAGATGAGATTGGTCATGTGAGCATAGAAGAGTATAAGGAGTTAAAAAATAAATATTTAAAAGTGACTATGAAAGCTATAGAAATGGAGCAAGCTTTACGCACAATTAATAGAGCATCAAATATTGCTCTTTTGGATGAGTGTTAATATCGAAGAATAAGTTATCTGGTTAGCTATGGTGTTGAAGTACATAGCAAGCCGAAAAATAAGCTGTAAGTAACCGTGTTTAGTCTTGCTTCCAGCCACATCATATAGCAGGCCCAATATTGGGTTAGCTTTCCTTTCTTGTTCCTTTTTCATGTTCTTTGTCAAGCTTGATTGGGTGGTATTTTCTACGTAGTTACCGAGCCATAATCACTCACACTTATGATTAATTACTTTCCCTATAACTGAAATTAATAAACGTGAATTAAATTTGATCTTTGCTTGTGTGTGAGTAAAAATTGCGCATTTTCATGTTTGCAAAACATAGTTTTGATCGTTTCAGAAGTGGATGTGTGAATGAGCATTAATGTAAAGTTGTCTTTCTTGTTGGGGGCTGGGTTAGCCTCAGTTCTTTGTTGTAGCACTCAGGCTGAAGTTAGATGGTATGCTCCTTACACTTCACATGATCCATGGAAAACAGACAGTATATCAGGTGTCTATGTAGCCACTCCCTATGAGTCTTGCATAGAGCAGATGAATTCGTATCAGCGTTCTGCAGATGCTTTTAGGAAAGATGGCCGAGGATATAGTTTTTTAGCTGTTGAAAATACTTATTGGGCAGGGAAGGTAAATCCTAATTTTAAAAAGTGCTCTTATTTATTTACTTATCCAAATGGCTATAGCTATCAATGGCACCTGAATGCAGGTCTTCAAGGAAAAGGGTGTGAGTCTCCTTTAGTCTTTGACGAGAAAGTCAGTGGTTGTATTAACAAAAATGCACAGCCTCAAAGCTGCGAGACGTTAAAAGGAAACCCTGTCAATATTGCTACAGGCAATAAAATTCAGTGGTTTACTGACTTAAGCTTGTCCAACTTATCTATTAAGCGCCTTTATCTTCAAGCAGGTAAAACGGGTAGTTGGCGTTTTAGCTTTAGTCGTAAGTTAAGTGTTTATCTCAGTGCCGATAACCTCATTGCCCACATCACTCGTGACAACGGCCAGGAAGTAGTTATGTACCAAGAAGATGGTGTTTGGCAGGATGATGATGCTAACGGTTATCAAGTTAAGGCATTGGAAAATGGTCAATACCAGCTAGTAACAGCTGCTAACTTAACCGAGACCTATGATAATCAAGGCCGCTTAATTAAAGTTGAGTCTCCCTCACAGCAGGCAATAGAATTGGCTTATGAGGATAAAAAGTTAGTTATTAGTCAAGGCAATTCATCGATTAACTATCACCTCAACGATAATCAGCAAATTACCCGTATTGAAAGCGGTAGTTTAGTGCGTAATTATCAATATGATGAGCAAGGTCAATTAACGAGTGCTGATTTTAATGGTAACTATAAGGAAACCTACCATTATGAGAATGATCAGTATCCTACCTTATTAACGGGTATTACCAACGCGAACAATCAACGTTATGCTACTTGGCAGTATGATGAAAAGGGCCGTGCCACAGTTAGTAAACACGCAGGGGATGTAGATAATGTTACGTTTAGCTATCCTGATGAAAACTCAACGACTGTTACTAATCCTCTCGGTAAGAAAACCACGTATCGTTTTGAGGAAATAAATGGTTTTCGTAAAGTAAAATCAGTGGAAGGTCATGCCTCTGCTAATTGCTTAGCCGCTAATAAAGACTACGAATATTTCGATAATGGGTTATTAAAATCCAAAACCGATTGGCAAGGTGTTAAAACTACTTATCAATATAATGATCGTGGTTTAGCAACTGAAAAAACAGAAGCGGCAGGTACACCACAAGCTCGAACAGTATCCACGGAATGGCACGAAACCTTTAGTTTACCAGTAAAGGTGACAGAACCAGGTAAAACCACCATTTACGAATATAGCGATAAAGGCCAGCTAACAAGTCAACGGCAGGAAAGCGCTAAATAAAATCAATTAATTTAAATTGCTAGGCGGCACTAGACCGCCTTGGCCAGGTTTTAAATTTATTTTGAGTAGTCATATTATGCAGTTTAAACAGACTTTATTAGCCGGGGCTTTATCGTTAGTTATTTCCCCGTTAGCGCTTTCAGCGATCACTACTAATACCAGCTATCAATATAATGACCAGAACAAGGTTAGCCAAATTGATGGTCCACGCACTGATGTGCAAGATATCACTCAATTTCGTTACAACAATGAAGGGCAATTAACCGAAGTTGTTAATGCACTGGGACATTCGACACAATTATCTGACCATAATGCCTTTGGAAATCCCCAGAAAATTACTGATGCTAATGGCACGGTAACTAATCTGTCCTATGATGAGATGGGGCAATTAACCCAATCCACTATTAAAAGTACAGCGGGTGATATCACCACTCGCTTTGAATACGATGCCATTGGCCAAGTGACAGCGATCTATTTACCCAATAGCAGTGAATTGCATTATGAATATGATGGAGCGAAACGTTTAACGGCTATTCAAAATGGTTTAGGCGAGCGTGTCGAATATCAACACGATAATGCTGGGAATATTACTAAGCAGGTCGTTAAATCTTCTACTGGCGCAGTAGTCAGCCAATTTAGCCAGGCTTATGATGAAATGAGTAGACTGTTAAAGTCTGTTGGCGCTAATGGTCAAACCAGCCGGTTTGAATACGATAAAAACAGTAATACAACAGGTGCAACTAATCCTCGTAATTATAAAAGTGGTAATGCGTATGATGCGTTAAATCGGTTAGTCACTAGCACTGATGCATTAAACCAAAACACCCAATTTAAATACGATTCGCAAGATAATTTAACCCAAGTCACTGACCCGCGCGGCGTTACCACCACTTATCAATATGATGGTTTAGGGCGTTTGGTAAAAGAAGTCAGCCCTAGCAGTGGTGAAACGGTTTATAGCCATGATGCCGCCGGTAATGTGACTCAAAAGGTAGATGGCCGTGGTGTTGTTACCAAATACAGCTATGACGCTTTAAACCGTCAAACCAGCCGGTCTTATCCTGCTAGTCCAGAGCTGAATGTTACTTACCTTTATGATGGCACCAATGATGGTAACAAAGGCATTGGCCGCTTAACGGGCATTCAGGATCAATCAGGCTTAATTGCTTACCAATATGATGACCGGGGTAATGTTACCAAAACCATGCGCTCGGTTAGCTTCAATGGTAAGGATCAATTCTTTGGTGTGGCCTATGGCTACAACCTAGCTAACCAACTGACTCGTATCCAATACCCCTCTGGTTTAACTATCAGCTACCAACGCAATAGCAATGGGCAAGTTAACCAGGTTACCGGTCAATTTAAGGGCAGCGATCAGGTCATTAATTTAGCCAACAATATTGGCTATGTACCGTTTGGCCCTGTACAACAACTGACGTGGGGTAATGGGAAAACCTTAAACCGCCAATATGATCAGGACTTACAGTTAATTCAGCAAACGGTACAAGGCATCCAAGAGCTGAATTACCAGTACGATCCAAACGGAAACATTACCGGCATTGATAACTTATTAGCTCAGCAAAACAACAGCTCATATGGTTATGATGCGTTAGACCGCTTAATCGAAGAGCAAGCTAACTATGGCCGTAAAACCTATGAATATGATCCGGTCGGTAACCGTACTAAGCGTACAACCGAAAAAGCCGGTAAAACTGAAACCCAAAAACTAACTTATGCCGAAAACAGCAACCGCTTAATCAAGCATGAAGAAAGCAATGTCAGTTATGACGGCATGGGCAATACCCAAAATAATGGTAATGGTTTACAGCTCCAATATGATGGTCAAGGGCGATTAAAAGCTGTTGTTAAAGGTGGAACTACCCAAGCTGAATACCGTTATAACGCGATTGGCGAACGATTAGTAAAAGTCTTAAATAACCAAACCGTTATTTACAACTATGACCAAAACGGGCAACTGTTAGCAGAAGCTTATTACAACGCTAACAACCAGCTGTTCTACACCCGCAACTATGCATGGTTAGGTACTCAACCAATTGCCATGTTAGAGCAATGGCTAAACGACAAAGGCCAAAGCACTAAACAGCAAGTGGCGTATATTCACAGTGATCACCTTAACACCCCGCGAGTTGCCTCCAATACAGCAGGCCAGGCTGTTTGGCAGTGGCAATCAGATGCCTTTGGGGTTGGCCGGGCCAATGAAGATGTTGATGGCAATGGCCAGAAAACAGTGGTTGCACTGCGTTTTCCTGGGCAGGTTTTTGACCCAGAGTCAGGACTACACTACAACTACTTTAGGGATTATGACCCTAACCTTGGACGCTATGTTCAGAGTGATCCGATTGGACTTGAAGGTGGACTGAATACTTATGCTTATGTATTGGGTAACCCTCTAAAATACTCAGACTCTACTGGAGAGGCAGCAAATCCAGTATCAACTGCTGGAGGAGCAGTCCTTGGCTTCGGTTGGGGAGTAGTAAGTGAAGTTACTTCTCAAATTCAAAATGGATTTGATCCAGTAAAAATCATATTATACCCGATTGCTGATGGAGTAACAGGAGCAATGGCTTGTAGTATGAATCCATATTTAATGGGAGGAGCATATCCTGCAAATACTACTATGAAGCGTGCTGCTGATGCATTATCTAATGGCTTAAAAGAAGCAATGTCAGGTATGGCAGGCAATTAATACTACTATAATACTAGAGCCAAGCATTGCTTGGCATCTGAAAAAAGTTTAGTTTTTAAAATTTTAAGCCATAGCAAAATATAAATTTTGGTATTCAGGATTAAAAGTGAAATATTTAATAAATAATATTATTACCTCAAATAATGCAAAGTACTTTGTGAAAAATAGACTAACATTGTGCTGTTGTTTGTTTGCACACTTTCTAGCTTTAGTTGGCACATTACATGGAGAAGTTACTAGTGCTATACCTTTATTTTTTATGTTTGTTTTACCTACTATTTATCTTCTAATAATGAAGGGTATGTTCGATAAGCAAAAAATTAGTACTAACTCAGAATAATTAAGTTTCTACAAAAAACCCCACTTTGAATTATGTTTTAAAATCAAGCTTTCCAATAAAGCTTTAGCGATTTTAATCTCTTCCTCATCAAACTGATTGAGAGAGCCTCAAACTGGTGTTTCAGCTCTATCTCTAGGCTCTCCGTTTGAAGATTGATTCAAGGTGGAGCACACTAAACTACTAGTATACACTTTGATGGTAATCAAAGTAGATAAGCCCCTGCTAATCAGCGGGCTTACCTGCTCTCCCCTCCTATCGTTTATCACCTTGTTCATCTACTTCGTATACGCTTGCCACCCATCCAGGCAAAGATAGGCTTAGACATGGAGTCTCCTTCTACAAGGTGTAGCGAACCAAATTACCGTCATACTTTTTACCAAATTATTGGTCGTACAGTTTGGTGGTTATTTAGGGAAGGTGCGATGAAGGTTAATAAGGCTAGGGGTAATTGGCGCTTCATTCTACTGGCTGTTTTGTGTTGTCGCTTAAGTAGAATAGTAGATATTTTGAAGAAAATAAATTTTCTGGTGTTTTTTAATGGTTAGATTAATATCTTCTTGATCTCAATAGAGGATAGTTGCAATAAGCTCAACTGTATTAATTTTGAGAATCCACAAGCTTAAGATCAAACTTCTTATGGTCACGATTATATTTTATGACTTCGATTTCCACCCAATCACCTTCTTCATAACTATCCAAAGACTCTATATTTTTGAGTTTGCTTTTGTGAACTAAGCCAGTTCCATTTAAGCCAAATTCTACAAAAAAGCCATATTTTTGGATAGATACTACCTGAGCAGCAACTTGTAGTCCTGGAGGGTACTCATCTTCTAATCTTTTTACAGTACAATATTGATAATCATTTCCAGCAACTGATGTAACATAATCGTAGATATTGGATATATAGTCATCATTTATGTTAGTATCTTCTTTGAGGATTTTTGCATAACCCATAAAATAGCTTTTATGATATGAATTCATATAATCTATAAGGTATTTAGCATTGCTAATCTGTGACTGTTTAGAGTCATTTCTAAATTTACCCCTTCCAATGAGATTATCTGCTATGCTTTTAGCTACTTGATTTTCTCTAAATAAAGTATCTTCCGATATTGCTGATAAGTAACTTATATTTTTCAACAGTTCAAGGTGGATTATACCTGCTGGTGAAATGGAAACAAGATCTTCTATATTAATATCAGATTTCTGAGCCTCAGAGCTAACACAACCTGAGAGTATTAAGCTTGATAGCTCGATTAAAATTCTTGAATGGGAGTGACCGTAAGACTGAAGATTTTGTACCAAGCTTCCAACTTTATGGAATCCCTTTGTTTTATTAGGACCATACTCTCTAAACTTAGAGTGTAACCACTCTAATATAGCAATTCTAACAAATGGATCTGGAAGACTATCCTCACTATCAGAGTTAAATAGATTTTTTATATGGGACTCCTGGTCACTATAGTACTTCCTCTTTCCCTTCAAAAGTATCTTAGCTATTAAATAATTAGGTAGTCGATAATCTCCATTTGACTGCCTAACCTTTAAAATTTCACTTTCGCTAATATGTCCACTTTTACAAAAATATAATATAATTTCTAGTCCTTTTCTTATATTACGACCTGCTATTCCAGATATTATTCTTTTAAACATCCTATCTTGAAAAAGAGATGCGATCATCGACTTTAAATATTTTCCTATATCAACACGAGAGCACACAACCTTCATATCGTTTGGCAAAAAATATACGAAGTCTGTGTTCTGTTTTTGAATTTCTCTCAGCACATAATTAAGACGTTCATATATAACTCTATCCAACAGCGGAGGATCAATTCTAAATACTAAATCTTTTATTACAGTATCAAGTGGAGGTTCATTTCGAAATTGATCGTATGTAGTATCTCTAATTGGCAGAAAGACCATGGTCAAAAAACTGCTCTTTAGCCATGAAGCCACCTCAAACATAAGAAGTTGATCATCGCGATTTCGTTTGTCACAATTATCTAGCACAATGACTAATAGTTTATTTTTTTTAACAAAATAATGATTTATTATCCCTCTCAAAGTTGCACTATGATCGTGCTGCAGCCTTGTAATTTCATTATATATTACATCTATATACTTCTCTGAATCTTTTGGATATAGTGAAGCTATTTTTTCTGTTTTCTCTAGCTCTTTAGAGTATATTTTCTTTAGCTCTTCTATACTATCAAAATCTATCTTTGAGTGATTTTTTTTAATTTCATTAATAGTTTCACTAACAATCCAAGTATATATAAGCTCTCTAGATAGAGGTGCTTTATTGAGATTTAAATTTACCCACTCAGTTGAGAGTCTTATTGACTCAGGTAATGCCTTTATGCGAAGGTAATCGGTAAATGTTGATTTTCCTGACCCCACGCTACCAATTAGAAGACATATTTCATTTGAAATTTTTTGTGTGTTAGATAGTTGTTCAGTGATTTCTGTAGGAAATTCGGTATCTTGCAGAGACCTGGCATTAATTATATGCTCAGGTATTGCAGCTCTGACTATTTTATCAATTGGAGAGATATGGGAAAGTTTTCGTTTTGATTTTACATAAGCATTTTGAACTATTGCAGCGCGATCTTCAGCAGTATCAGGATTAAATAGACATTTGTACTCTACTGAGATATTTGCACCAAATGAGTTTTCTCCAACTGTTTCATTTTTTACAGATTTTCCGCCAAGCAAGTAAACTGGTTTATAGTATTTTGCTGACTTCTTTATTTTGAGTAATATATCTTGACTTCTAGACAAGACAGTTTTTTTTGAAAGAAAATCAATTAATGCTGAAAAATTTGTATCAACTGAACTAAAATTTTTAGATTCGACAAAAATCTCGATTTTGTTTCTATCACAATATCCTGCCGCAACAACCATCCCATCTGTTACTACAATTTTCTCACATGGATTGATGTTTTTAGGATAAGATGCATTTATTTCATTTGCATATAGACGAGCTTCCCTTAACGCTTCGTCAATGTCTTCACCAGGTTTTTTAGCCTCAACTATTACTGAAGGCACACCGTCAACAATAATTGCATAATCTGGATAATATAATTTTTTATTAGCGCCTTTATCAATAGCCAACTTTCTAATGTCTGGCTTCGTTCTAAAATCTGTATCCGAATAGCCTAAGCCTATAGGCTCCCCTTCTGTAAGAAGCCTATATATGAATTTCTGTTCTACATCACTCTCAGTTAACAATTCCAATTCACTATAAACTTTATACATTTCTTTTCTCTTATTCCAAATAACTATTTTATGGAATTTCCTGGTTAACTAGCATGAATTCTTTGACTCAACTTTTACTATTGTATGTATTAAAACCACTAGAATTACTTCCGACAAACCTGAAATTTGTTTTATTGAAAATTTTGAATAACCATTGTGTAAGTATAAGAAACTCATATATACTGTTTCCTATTTCATATTCTTTAGTTGATTCTTTAATAACCTCATTTCCAAGTAATTTAGATGCTTCTTCAGAATCAATAACAAAGTTATGATCTTTATAATGATTAGTAAAATGATCAGCAAGAGAACTAGCTGATAGATTTCCAGGCAGACTTTTTCCAATTAATAACCTCTCTGCATATTGAGCTGCTGATTCGTTTAGACGTTCAAACAAGCCAAGTTGTACAACACTAACTTTCTCTGCTAAGAATTTAGCAAACATATCTGAAGCACTTGGAAATTTAGAGGTCATTTCTGCAACTTTCTCAATTGCATTAGCTAAGCCTAAAGCAGGAAACCCCTGTATTTGAGGATCAATTGGCCCCAATTCACTCAATAATCCCATATGAACTTCATTTGCTCCTAGTGCTATTAAAGTTGCTGCTGATTTAGCTAGACGAGGTACTAAAACATTAAATTTTGACTTTGCTAATTTTTTACATGTTTTGCTAATTAAGTAAGCAGGCTCAATTTGCCCCCCATTTGAATGAAGTATCATAAGAATATCTTTATCTTTAGAATCTTTTATAGCATGATATATCTGGTTTGCGTGAAAGCTATTTATTGGGTTTTCGTCATCAAACAGGTAAATTATATTGTAGCTAGATAGATTAGTTTCCTTAGTTAGATCACATAAATGGGCTGATATTATTTTTTTTATATTATCTTCAGGTTCTTTATTTCGAAACATTTCAACATATTCTTCTTCGTTGAATTTTTTGCTTACAGTTTCTTTTTTATCTTGTTTGGTATTTGTTATTTTAAACTCATCTACTACTTCCTTCTTATTTTCCATGCTTGCAATGTTTTCAATTGATGAGTTCATGATGCCTCCTTGAAGACAGTTCTTTTATTTTATATAAATATTTTTCCTTAGTTACTTACCCCAACAGCACTCACCGAACATCGACACCCCATCGATTTATTGCCTCTAAACATCACCCGCTCAATCGACCACTTACCTTGCATATGAGCAGGAAAACTCCCATCCAATTCGATTAATCCTTCAGCCACTAATAACGGATTAGCCGGCATTTCTAAAGAAATATTCACCCCTTTACGCCCTACTTTCCTTAATTGACGTTCACCAATTTCTCTGGCTTTAGCTTCACTATCAAACAGGTGCCGTAGTTTTTTATAGGCAGGCTTTCCTATTTTCACTTCTCGTTCCTTAGCGGCTTTTCCATCCCACCAGAGAGTGACCACACCATTATATTTACCTCGACTCGGTAAAGTGGCATGTGCATTAATAAAATTATGATTTGTCGGCTGGTTATTGGCAGGCAAACCCACTTTAACAGTCGATAACTTTTTACCCGATATGCTTTTCAGCTGTCCTTTTTTAGCCAGTACATACAGCTTATTGATAGGCTTAGCTACCGCATCATACTGCCTGGCTAACCGAGTAATAAACGACATATCCGTTTCGTCGGTTTGATCGACATGACTCACTATAATTTTAGCTAATGCTGGATCGACGCGAGGTAAAAAACCGTGTTTTTTTACGATATTTTCAAATAACACACCGAGTGTATATTGCTCATAGGACTGTGACCGTCTTTTCTTAAACGCACTGTCATCTTTCACCTGAAATGGTGCTGCGGTGGCGACTATGGTTATTTCCATCGGAAATAATTTAGCGTTAATCCGAGTAATTAAAAACTCGCCTTTATCGTAGGGAACACCTTGATAATTCAGTATTAATCCTATTCGTTCGCCTTCTTTCGGTAGTCCAGGTAGCCCTTCTGCATCGACGACTAGTTTTAATTGGTCAGACTGATGACCATCGGCATCGGTTAATTCCCAGGAAATGAGCCGTTGATTAATAATCTTGGCATGCGCCCCCGTCATGGTAGGATATACGCGATAATCTAATCCCATAATTGTATAACTTGCTTTGGTTTTATCGGTTGTGGGGTGGGTACAGTGAGGGGAATACCGGCAGGTAAGATATAAGTTAGTTGTGTTATTTCTGGATTAAGCTGATAAAAAGCCTTCTCTAATTCGTCATTATCTTGCCCTAAATGCCGATACAATACATCAGCTACTGTATCACCGGCCAGGGTCGAGACGCGCATTGGCATACTCCTCTAATGACAGGGTAAATTCAATTACTTGGGGTTCCCCGGTAGGTAATATCCGTTTATGGGTTTCGGTCACTTCCAATATTTTCCACTGCCCTAAATTGGTACCCCGGCCATCCACTAAAAAATAAGGCTGACCGGCCAGCTGCATCTGTCGTAAACGCAATAAATTATCTTCGCCAGTCACACCAAAGACCTTACCATTTACACTAATGGTATCTAAATTCGGGGCACTGAAGTGGCTTAATGGTTTACCATTCACCACTTCGGTATTCACCCACTTAACAGAAGATTTATATTGTAATTGCTCATACGCCGAGCGATGGGTAATACTGAATACAAAATCCCCTAATGCCATTTGTTGTCGCATTAATCGTTATTCCTATCTGAAAGCGAACCATCCAGCCGCTCAGCTAATTGACCACTGGCCATCAGCGGTAAGACTTGGGATTGCATTTGGTTCATGACGTTGTTAGCGATGGCTTGGGTATTATTGGGATCAATGCCAGGTGGCATCATAAAACTTAGGTTAAAGGTAGGCGACACTTGTTGGTGATTATTATTGGTCACGATCTGTTGTGCGACTTTTTCCGGGGAAGGTAATTTATCGGTAATGGGTTGATTAACAATATCAGCCACCTTGGGTTTAAGCTCGACTGTTTCTTTTTCATCGTCAAACCAGCTGCCAACCCCTTCGCCAATCCATTTACCTAAACTACTCCCAGCAATACCCCCCACTACGCTACCAATGGCCCCACCAATTACCGTACCCACGACCGGTACGACGCTTCCTACTGCCGCCCCCATGGCACCACCTGCCATCGCCCCACTTAAACTGCCGGCTATATCGCCTATCTGTCCGCCGGCTTCTGTCGCATCACCCGCCATGGCCGCATCGGCTAAGGCAGTCGCCGCCAGTCCAACGCCTAATGGCCTGACTACACGACCTGCACCTTGTAATAAACGTCTGCCCAGTCCTGGGGGCGAAGCGGCTGCCGCAGCAGGGTTGGGTAAAACGGGTAATGTACGGCCTCTGCCGGATAGTCTCCCACGTCGGCTTCGCCCTCTGTTTCTTCTACCACGCCTTCTTCGTCTACCACCACCGTCCATCTGGCAACAACAGCAAGCACAGTTAGCGCCTAATTGTCGTCTATTGTTATTGCCTCGACCCGTACCCGCTAAGGTATTATTCAACTGTCGTAGTGACGTATTCGCTTGTTGGGTTTGGGTGGCCGTGGTCGCTGTCGTACCGCCTAACCTGGCACGGGCTCGGCGTAAATAATTAATCCCTTGGCCAATACCGAGGGCCATTAATTTAATGGCTAATCCAGCCCCAATTAACGCCACACCACCAGCGCCAATTAAGCCGATGGTTTTAGCTACGGTTGGATATTCCTCGGCGGCATCCGCTAATGAGTTAATAAATTCGGTGAGAGGATCAACAATGTCATTTAATACCGGCAATAACTGATCGCCCATTACTATAAATAAGCGGTCAAAACTGTTGCCTAATAATTCTAAGTTATTCGCAGTAGTGGCTGAACGGGCCTGATACTCCTTTTCCATGGAGCTAAGGTAACGACTTTCATCCCCGGTTAATTTGAATGCATTTTTTAAATTATCCAGGTTTTTAATTAAGGGCATCACTGCCCCTTTCGATTCTTCTCCAAATAAGGCAGAGACTAAGGCGCTGATTTCTTCCTCGGGCATATCCTGAAAGGCTTCAAAGACCCGAATAATGGTGTTAGGCGCATCCTGTAGCATTTCACCGGCTAATAATTCCGGGTCAAAGCCTAATTGCCCCCACACTTGTTTTTGGCGTTTGGAGGCCATTTTCCCTTTGGACATGGCCCCGGTGATATTTTTTAAGGCCGTAGCAGCGACTTCTTCAGCTGCACCACCGGATAATAAGGCAGCCGAAAAACTCGCGGCCTGGACTTCTGAAAAGCCAGAGGACATCGCCACTGATCCCTGGCGTTTCATTACCCCAGCAATATCCTTGGCTTCTGCTGATAGGTTATTTGATAAATAATTAGTAGCATCCGCCAGCTTAATTGCCCGGTCTTGATTTAATCCCATTGCCGAACGCCAGGCGGCCATGGTTTTACCGGCTTCTTCTGCCTCAATATCAAAGGCCACACCCATTTTGGCCGCCGAGGTCGCAAAGTTTAATAACTCACCTTTGGCGATATTACTTTGGCCACCGGCGGCAATAATTTCTGATAAGCCGTCTGCGGCCATCGGGATTTTAGTGGACAGCTTCAGTATGTCACTGGCCATTTGCTTGTCTTCGCCTTTGGACCCGTCAAAGTCCACGACTTTTTTTACATCGGCAAAAGACGATTCATAATCAATGGCTTTTCTGACAGGCTGGGCCATTAAATACCCGGCGGCGGCCACTTCCATCATGGCCCCATAGACTTTGCCCCGTTCCGCCTGGTTGGCATCAATTCGGGCTTGGGCTTGATTGACCGCCTGCATCCGTTGCTGCTGAGACTCTAAGGCATTATTGGCTTGGTTCACCGCACCCGCCATGCGGATTTGCTCAACCACTAAGCGGTTAGTATCCACACCGGCATCAGACAACTCCCGTTGTAGATGGTCTAACCGGTTAGTTTGAGTTTGATACTGCACATTTAACTGCGAAACGGCCCGATTAACCCGTTCAAAGGTCCGCGTCAATTGTCGGCTGGGGTTTTGGGTTTCCTCCATCTGTTGGGCTAATTGCCGTTGCTCATTTCTGGCTTCCGTGAGCGAACGACTGGTGTCTTCCATTTGCCGCTGCAATCGATCATAACTGCTCATATCCCGTTGCACGGCATTAAGCCTACGAACCTCAGAACGTTGCTCACGTAATTGTGACGTTAACTGTTCTGTAGTGCGCTGATACGACTGTAGTGGTGCCGAAAAGCGGTCTATCGCCGCAATGGCAATACTATATTGAGCGTTTGGCATAACGTTGTAGAGTCAGTTGATAACGACGCAGGGCTTTATCGACCGGCCAGGATAAAATTTCCTGTTCGGTGACGTGGTAAACCAGGGGGATGGTATCGGTTAGGGTGTTAATGTCTCGACGGGAAAGCAGTCCGCCGTTTCGGTCAAAAAATCCGTAATCCTCGTTTGAATATGCAACCAGTCAGGCATGGCTAGCCGATTAATTTCGGTTTCACTTAACCCGGTACAAGCACGGGTAATAAATAAGCCTCTTAATTCCGTGGTTTTTTGTGCTTGCATTAATTCGCTGGTTTCAACAGTGGGGATTTTTAAATCAATGTTATTAATCAGCTGATCATCATCGCCTTTAATCGGTACCAACAACGCTGGATGGTCTTTATCAAAATCCTCGCCCAGTTTTTCAAAAAAATAATCCGCGCCTTTACTGACTAGATCAATGAGTTTGTCTTTAATACTGTTCCAGTCGGGCGTATTTAACCGTTTAATTTCACTGATCGATAATCCACAGGATAATTGGGCTAACCGATATAAAGCTTCATTGTCTTCTGGCTTGTCTTTTAAAGCGTTAACGTGATCCTTTCGGTTAACCGGTTTTAGGGTGACTTGGGTTAAAGGCTGGTCTTTATCATCCGTAATTGCCCAGCGTAATTGATAGACTTCGGGTGTCCATTGGGTCATAATAATTTACCTTTTAAATAAATAATTAAATTATGGATTTCACTTAAATTACAATGAAGTTAAATAGCTAAATATTGATCAAAAAGCATATCATTACTAAACTAAATTTATACCAACTTCTCAGTGAGAGATTTATGAGTATGTCTTGTTTAGGTGATTGTGGAAAGCTTCCCACCTTGATTCATTCTAAAACCCATAATTCCTATCTTATTAATTGCTCTGTGTGTGGAAAATATGCTGTTTCAGAGTCTTTATGGGCAGAACAGTGTATGTCGCCTGTGCATTACTTTCAGAATGAATTTAAACAGCTCATTAACGGTACTTATAAAAACAAAGTGATTAGTTTAAATGATCTAATGACAAAAGAATTTATGGATATTAAATTATTGAATACCAAAAATTATCTTTAAATTCAAGGTAAACCTAATCCCCGCCGATCCTCCGCAAAAATATCCCCCTGACCTAAATCGATTTTCTGGGTACGGGTATTAATATCACAGAGGGTTTTGCCATTTTCGGTTTTCTTAAAGGCGATACAGCTGCCACTGATGGTCACTTCGGGTTTACTGCCCATCTTAATGGCTTCTTCTTTAATCCCAGTGAGTTGGCCGGATAAACTGTAGTGGATAATAAACTTACCGCCGTCTTTATCCCGTTCGGCGGCTTTAATATCTACTTGGCAGATTTCCCCGTGTTTTAGGCCGTATTGTTGTAATAGCTCTACACCCGCCCCAGCAATTTTTAATTCGAAAGTGAGTTTTTCTAACCCCACCCAGACTTCATCAGGAATAAATTTACCGCCCTGACTGTCTTCCATTTTGTGTTTCAGTTCTGGCGGGGTAAATTCTTCTACCTCAGCCATTAACGGATGCCCGTTAACATTGGCACTTAACATCGTGCGATAACGTTGTTCAGCCATTAGCTTAAGACCTCCTCTAAGAATTCTTCGATAATATTGTCACTGGCATTCACATGGTAAATCATGTGCTCGTTCGGACTGTAACGACCGTACTCAACCACAATATACCAACTGCCGTTTTTATAGCGGCTCACGGTATTTAACTCAGGGTGCAAGTACACCTTCCCACCGGGGATAATTTCAGCGGCCACTAAATCCTGCATAAATAAATCGACTTTGGTAATTTCCTGCTCCATGAATGACATGGTGAGGTTTTTACTCATGGCCCGCTGGCTGGCCGCTTCTAATTTACGAGCAATGGCGTCTTTTAGTCCGATATGAGAAATAAAATCCCCGGTGACCGTACGATTACCGATTAAACGCCAGCCGTCACTGGTGCGGGCAAAATAGGAAATACCATGTTTATTGAGCAAGTTACCATCAGTGGATTTATCAATGATGTTGTAGTCAATGTGATACGACACATCCTGAATATAAATTCCTTGGTTACCCGGGCTTTCCCAGGGTTTTACCGCCGCTACCGCCCCCATCGCTAAGGTACTGGTGGGAACATAAATATTACCCTTGGCTTTTTTGCTGTAAATCGCTGGCATCGGTTCCACAATATACACCCGATCATGACCCGTGCCTTCACCACCAAACTGCTTGGAATACTCCATGGCTTGCTTAATGTTTTGTGCAGGGCCATCAGCAATGACCCGACAACGTAATTTATTCGCCATGGATGCTAAAGCATCAACCACCGACTTTTGATGACTAAACCCAGGAGCCGCAATTAGGGTTGGACGTTCGGGGCATAACGCCAACGCCGAAATTCCCGTTAACTGTCGGGTATCCGTATCAACCCCACCGATAATATTTTTGGTGGTTTCTGCTTCGTCGGCCCCTTCTTCCACCACAATAAAATACTGGGGAACCCGGGTGCGTTGTAGGGTTTGAATCGCGGCATGCCAACCGGTGCCACGCTCATCCCCCTTACTATCCAATAAAGCGGCTGTCGTGGAGTTAGAGACGCGATACGGGCGGTTTAACGGCACCGATTCATGTTTGTCTGGTGCCGTCACCACCCAAGCCACCACGTTTTCACCTGGTGGGCCTAATGGCGGTGGCGGCTCATTAGTAATAACGGTAATCCCATTATGTTCAAAATTAGTGATTTGTGGCATTCACTTTCTCCTTTTTCGTCGTTGGTTTAGGCGGTAGATAGTGTTTAATGTGGCCAGTTCTTAATAATTGCTGAGCTTCGCAATCCGTTAATTCGAGTATTTCATTGGGTACAGTCCACCCTTGTCGCCAAGCAAAGGCTTGGCAAACGCAGTATTTTTTAATAGTCATGGATTATTCCTTAAATTAATTAAAACACTTCAAATACGATTGAAGCACTTTCAATATCTTCATATTCCAGTGGTAACCCTTTTTGAACGTCTTCAATCGTTAAACGCTTTATTCCCATCGAAAAAAGTTCTTCATCACCATCAATCGTATCGTCTGGGCTAACTTTTTTCACATATTCGCTTTGATGGTTTTGCATATACAGCAAGTCATCAATGATATCACCGGTTAATGTACTAATACTGACTTCACCGTTACTATTATTGCTTGTAAATAGAAATTTATCATCACTATCTAATTCAACATTCATGTTGTCACCATGATTGTTTCCTCTCATGGTAAATAATGCAGTATGTGCTTTATCAACTGATTTAAACAAAACATTTCCCTGCTGCAGTTGATTTCTAATTGTGACTAATAAACGAAAAGAACGATCACGATACCCCAAAGGTAACCGTAATAGGCCATTTCCTTTGGTATGATATCGATAGACACGCTTGGGCTTGATAATTGCCGTATAAAAAACACCATTGCCTACACCGCCCATTAATACATCGTCATAGGTACTATCAAATGATAAATCCCGTTCAGTTAACCCCTGTGGGTTATAAACGCTATCTTGCAAGTCCCGCAATTGAAAACCATTAACAGGCGACCAGCGTAAATGATAGGTTTTATTCACACTGATATAGTCAAATGCCCGCTGACTTTCAGGATAATCTGCGGTATTAAAATTTTTCCAGCCTCGCCAGCGGATGATTTGACCCGGCTTAACCGTAATCACACTACCGCGCAATTCAACAGCTAAACGATTATCCGGTGTGACAAGTTCTGGCATAATAGGAAGTAACGATAAATGTCCTGCTTGTAAAGCATATTGTGGGTGGGGATTGGGTGCTGCCTCATGGCTGGATAACTCATGTTTTAGTGCATCCACAAAGGCCACTTCTCGCCAAGGTTGCCAGTTATTTTCAATAAAACGTCGCTCGAATTTTCTATTTTCCTGAACAGGCTGTAAGCGTTGGTAAATTAAGTTATCGCCACCGGCTAATACTTCGAGATAAAATGCAGATTCAGAATCATTCACCCCATAGCCTAATGGCAAAGTACCCGCCGCTTCGGTGACATGGTAAAAGCCAAAGTTTTTAATAGCATCGATATCAGCTTTATTTTCCTGAATTAGTTCACCTAACCCAAAATCACCCACCACCGGGATTTGCCCTTTATTTTTCCCCAGCTGGCTTTTTGGAATATACTGCGGATGAGGATCAACCTGACTGACATGCATTTCAATCATGGCCGTCAGCATATCCCGAGTGGCATAAACCGTGTCAGGATCAATGGTTAAGGTGATCTGCGCCGCATTAGCCGAAGCAATATAAAAATTAAAACCCACTTGTTTTTTAGCGCCTGAGTCCGGTTCATTTTTAAAGGTCGGGTCTACTCGACCAATGGCGTATAAATCTCCATCCGCATCATAAATACCGACTTCCCGAATAAACCAACCGCCGATATCGTGGGGGACTACTGCATTGACTTTAATCTGCGTCGGGTGTTTGCTATCAACAAATACCCCATTAACGGCGGCTCGAAATTGCTGGTTGATTAATGCCGTACGGGCAGCCACGGCTTTTTGATCATCGGGTAATTCCCCATCGCCGACGGCAAATTCCACTAATTTAATTTTGGTGTTATCCACCCGAGCACGAGCTTCTTTTTCTAAGCCTTTATTAGTAATTAAACAATAATTATCATTCATTCGATGTTACCTGGAGTGTAATGATTTCAAGTTGGGCAAAGTGACTACCACTATAAAATTGACTGGATGTGTTGAGTTGATCCGGTTGATAAGGAGCCACATCGATGACTTCCCAGCATTCCGTCGCGACGCCGGTTGTTAATTCGAAGGTTGCAGACCGGCAATAATTAATACTGTATTGATCCCGAAGACTGACCGCTTCTTCCAGCCGGGCACTGATCCGTTGCTCGATATTTGCCGGGAGGTTTTTACCGTCTAAAAACACCAGTAATTCGAAGGTATACGGCGTTTGATTGGTTTCATACCAGGGTAATATCGTCGCTTCATAACCCAAGGTTTCCACTGCCATTTTAATCGCACAAGCGGTACCCGCCTTGCGCCGTATTGGCCAGATTGCTTCAATGGTATGACGCTTTTCTGCCTCGCTGGCTTCCATGGGCCAATCGGTGACGCCACGATCCTGGGCTAAATGGGGGAGCAACTTAGCTGATGTTTCCTTGGGATTTAATAAAGCTGGGTAAGGACAACAGGTATCTTGTAGTAATTCGTAAAACCCCACCTCTAAACCCCGCTCTAATAAGGATTTATTGTCGGGTAAAATGCTGTAATGGTCGGTACTCATGACAGGGTTTTCATGGTGATGTTAATGCCCGTGCAATACGGCGCTTGTTGCTGGGTGGTGATTAAGCGTTTTTCTGGTTGAATTAAATCCACCTGCACAGCACCAGCCTGATGCAAGTCATGGTAAATTTGCCCAGCATCAATGGCCGCGTGTAAGGTAAATTGTTGATCGGTGTATTGCTGTAAGGCTTGTTCAGCACTGTTTTTAGTTAACCCTGCGTCTGGCCCTGAATACACATAACACACCACATCCACCGTATAGGGGAGTAATTCAGCTAACTGTACGGTAATCTGATCGGTGGCGGGGGCGACATCATCCCGAGCAAAATAGGCGTTAGCGTTTTCTAATAACGTATCAAGCTTTTGTTTAAGTGTTTTTTTGGATGCTTCGGTTTCCGCAAAGGCTAGTTGTAATTGATCATAGGCCAATAAGGTAATAACCACTTTGCCCGGCTCTGGCCGAATCGCGGTGGCGGATTTAATCTGACTGGCTACGCCATTGTCACGAAATTGATAGCGTAAATTAAATTCCGTGGGTGAGGTTTTTTCCAAAGTAATATCGGGTTTTTCTCCCAACATTAACGCATGGTAAACATACGCCTTGTGTGGTCCTGCGACGGAAAAGGCATAAGGCGCTAAAAAATACCGCAGCCGTAAATCATCATCACTCTCATTGGGGTGGCGTTCTAACCCTAGATTACTCACCACCGCATCTAAATTCGAGCCTTTAGCCCACCAGGCAAACATCTGCTGGGCTTGATAATTCAGTTGTCGAATATCATGCTGACGGATATACACCAAAGCTTGTAATAGCTTAGTGATTATTTCCGCATCGTTTTCCAGGGTGGTGGCTACCTCCTTAGCCTGGGTTTGATCCTGTTTAGCAATAAACTCGACGACCCGTTGTTTATATTCCGTGAATAGGTTTTCATAATCAGGGACTGCCAAGGCTTCAGGCATGGCCAGCTGGTTATGGCCGGGAATCATCATAAGGCAAACTCCAAAGTAATTAACTGGTCTTGCCATAACCCATGTAAATAAATGGCAAAGCCATTGTTATCGCTATTGACAGTGACCCGGCACACCTGGCACTGAAAATCCAATACGCCATTGGCTGGATTAATTAACGCTTCCAATGTATACACCTGGGCTTTTAACGCTGCTTCGGGGCTGACATTACGGCCTAATAAATCCGGTACCCGGGAACCAAAGGCCCGGCGCTTAATCCGTGCCCCAACCGGGGTACTTAACACCTGTTGTAGACGGCTTTTTAATTGGGGAATTTCAGCCAGGGTTTTCCCGGTGGTGCGATCAATGCCAATCATTAATCTACTACCCAATAACTGTCACCGGTTGCCACTTGACTACCACAACTGACCGGATCACCAATGCGGCCCACAGCGTTACCATTAACCGTCATATAAGCCGAGCCCGCCGCTAAGACACCCGCATGACAAACGGGCACCGGGTTACAATGATCCGCCCAACCATGACCGACACAATGTACCGGACGGCCATTGATCACTAAATAATGATCCGAGCCGGTATTATTGCGCGGCGGAAAATCCGCATGACCGGTACAAGAGTCGCCAAGTAAACAAATAGGTTGCATAGGAAAATAGGAATTAAAAAGGAAGAAAATAATTAACGTTTATTAGCGATATGCTGCTGGGCTTTTTCGGTAATAATGCCACCAATATCCAGGGTTAAATTACCAGTGATTTTAATGGTTAAATCCCCTACATGATTAATCACGGCTTGATTGCTGTTATGGTCAATGGTGAATTTAGAGCCATTAGGATACACCCGACAATGCTCGTGTAAATTCGTGGACGGCGGTGGAAACCGATCACAATAAAACCCACACAGTGCAAATGCCTGACTGGAGTTATCTCCGGCGGCATAGTTAATTAATAAACTTTGTTCACCGACAGACGGACAACGGTACTCTTTCACTTGGCCAGCAGCGGGCACAAAAAAACGAATAAACGGTGATAAATTATCACCATGTTTTACTTTGACTAGTGCATTTTGGGGATCAACCGCAGCGACCGTGCCCACCCGAATTTGATTGCCTAAGCGTCGGTAAATCTCGTCGGCTTCTTCCACTAACTCGGCTATTTTATCTTGGTATTCCTGTAAATACCGTTGCACCACCGATTCGATAATGTCAATCATGGAACCGTTCATATTCTTTTTCGTCGGCTGGATTGTTCGGATTATTGGCCCACCAAACACCTTTTACAGGGGGATCGTCTTCTAATTCACTGGGACCTAAATAAATGGTTTGAGAGAACAATACGCACCAGGACTCGTAACCGTTACTGTTATCGGGATCAAAGCCACCGGGTATTGTCCGAATATCAGTGGGGTAGTCGATTTGTTGGGTGGGTAATCCCCATAAATGACAATCAATACGACGGGCTAAGCCTATGGCTAAATCCAGGGATTTTAATTCCGGTTGTAATTTATGGCGGCCAACTTGAATATGCAGTGCCACGTCTAATTGCACCCCATAACGGCCATCATGATTCCGTTGGATCGCTTGGGCTTGCTCAATTTCAATTAAAATAGCGGCTTCATGTTGGCTTAGGTTAACCCGACCATAATCACTGTAGCCACTAATAAAACACGTCTCATGTAGGATACTTTGCAAGGAGGATTCAACCGCCCGGTAAAATTCAGACGGCTCATTAAGCATAGCCATTAATTAGCACCTCAATTTCATGATCTAATAAGGTATGAAAGCGTTGTATTAGTCGAGCTTCCCAGCGTTCCGCGATATCCCGTAACGGGGTTTCAATGTTTTCAGTGACTAACTCAATCGGCAGTCGATGACGCCGGGGCCGGCCTTTACTGTCGTGTCCTTGGGCATAACGTGCCAGGGCTTTACGCTTAAATACCAATAGCTGGCCAGACCGCATCGGCTGTATAAAAGCCCCTGGATAAGCACGGCGACCCACCTTTACCCCTTGGGCACTAAAGCGTGGTTGTCCTAACCAATGAACTCCCACCCGGTTCAGGCCAAACCAGACTTTCATTCCCCGGTTACCAAGTGGAAAGATTTGTACACGGCCTTTTATCGCGGTTCGCCGAATACTTAACTCGGTGCCTAATTCCCGCAATGAGTGGGTCCGCAACCATTTGGCGGCTTTTTTTAAAGCGCGGTTGGTTGCTTTATCAATTTCCTTTGCTGTTAATAATTCCGTGCCGGCCTGGCTTGTTGCGGTTTGAGTAATATCAATTTCTAAATAAGGAGCCGTCATAAGTCGTCTCAGGTTTTCGGTTTAATACCAACTCGACTAATTCATTATCAATGGGGTATTGATCCGCAATGACATACAGCTGCTGATTTAATTCGATCATGAGCCCGTTTTTTTGTGGGGGCGCATCAGCTTTAAGGACTTGGAAGTAACAGGTGTGGTGGGTTTGTTTAATGCCTTTGGCCACCTCGTTAAACTTTCTGCCAAGGGTGCCATGTTGCTCAGGCACACTATCAAACCCATTAATCACTTTTTTATGACTACCATCAATTAAAGTGGCTGATGTGCCCAGCCCCAATAATGGATCAAGTAAGGCTTGATCCATGGCGGCGGTCAATTCATCAAAGCGTTTCATTAACTGACAATCACTTCCACCAGCCCATCACCGGATGACTGATAAAAGTGTCCAATGTCTAAGTTATTCTCGGCGGCACTGGTCACCGCTTTTTTGGATTTACTCCAGTAGGCTTTTTTACCGGTGACCACACTGGCCGAGCCTTCAACCGGTAACGCAAAAATGCCATAACGCATGCCCACAAAGGACTGTCCGGCGGGTGCCGTTTGTTTAGGGATAACAAATAAATCCTCGATACAAACGGGTACCCCCGATTCCACACCACCCGAGGGTGCAATTAAATTCAACGTGTCATGATCAGCAAGATAATTTTTCATGGTTGTAATCCAAGCTTAGAAATAATTAAAAAATAAAAGTGAAGGAATAAAAGAAAACAGGCGCTTTATTTGACGCCTGGATTTTTTGATAACGTCCGATAAGACAAGGCACTGACACCGGCATCAATTCGTACTTTAAATTCGGCGCCATCCACATCCCAGCCTTGTTGCTGTTCTAAATGGGGTTTATCATTGCCATCTAAATACGACACTTCAACTGTGTCATAGCGATTACCCGCCGCAAAGAACCAGGGCAGAGCTTTATTTTCAAAGGCGTAATCCAACCGAGAGTCTGCCACCACGGTTGCCATGCCTTTATGGGGATTAATTTTATTAAAGTTATCGCTGTCAGGGTCATAGCTATTTGTCATGTAGCTGTGGGCAATGTCTTCCAAGGCTAATGGCACAATTAAATAAGTGGGACGAATATTTAACGGGGTACCCGTACCATCTCGTTGTAACCCCATGGCTAATTTACCTTCGCGCAACGAAATAGAATTAATGTCCGAGGCTTTTAGCAGGTTGTTATGATCCGCATGAAATAATGGCTTACCATCTCTCATCGTGGGATTTAAAATTAACACCGCATAAACTAAATTCCCGACCGTACGAATGGCCGCTTGTCCCATCATGGATGGGATTTTAGTAAACGCATCCAAATCATCATTAATAATGGTTTGGCGGGTAATCGAGAATTTACGCCCATAGGTGGCTAGTTGAAGTTGTTCACCCGTATCATTCAAGGTGGCGTATTGGTATTTACCGCCATCTTCCACTTTCTTTAATACAGGGAAGGATTCTAAGCCGACGCGGTGCGACACTTTAAAATCACCTAAATGGCCTTTTTTAGTCCATTTTGTAAAAGTTTCCTCGGCTTCATCAACGCCTTTTAACATGGCTTTATGGGCCACATCTTTCAACACATGATTAAAATCACTGCTGGTATGCGTAAACGCACTGGCCACTAAATCCATTTTATCCATGCCATAGGCAGAGACCCCGGATTCAGTTAAAGCCAAGCGCGCCGACTCCATTAATGATAGGTTTTTATAGCGGTTTTCTTGCTCCAGCTGATCCAAACCCACCCGGGCCGCTAACATGTTGGTTAAACTGTCACGAATAATCCGGCCATTACTGGCATGAAAGCGGGCATCAATACGGTGGTTGCCGGATGCCGGTTCACTGCCTTTGCCTAACGCTTCCAGTAATTTATCTTTGGCCGCATTTAAATCGATATCCATATCATTTAAGCAGGTTTGCTTTAATTCGCTAAATTGCGAAAACCCGTCAAATAGCGCATTAATATCCGTGCGCCGGGTTTGTTCTTTGGCTTTAAAATTTGCCTCGGCATTCGCCACATTGGCTGAATCAGGCATGGAGGTCTCCTTTGTTTCTACAATGGTGGGTGTGTTTTTAGGTTGATGGGAAGTTGGGGCTTGGTTCTTTGAGGTTTCACTAACAGGCGTTAATTGATTTACTAATGTTTTCGGTGGGTTGAAAACGGATAATTGCTTGGCATCGAAACGCGCTTGCATTTCCACCGCATTAATCACTTCATCAGCAAAACCCGCTTCAACAATTTCATTGCCGACTAACCAGGTAGTGGCATCACATAATTGAGCCACGTCTTCTGCCGTTTTGCCCGAGCGCTCAGCGTAGCAACCAATCATGGTTTGCCGAGCTTTTTTCATTAAACTTAAATAGCTTTCAACGTCGGTTTCTTCCCCATACACACCACCTTGTGGGTTGTGCATCATAAAATAGGCATTTTCAGGGACTTTTCGAACATCACAGGCTTGTAAAATCACCGAGGCCATCGAAGCCGCGACACCATCAATATAACCGGTAATGGTTGCCGGATGATTGCGTAACGCATTATAAATGGCGGTACCATCAAATATAGAACCACCGGGGCTATTCAGGTGTAATTCAATCGCTGGGGTTTTAATGGTTTTAACCGCCTCTAAAAACCCTTTAGCACTGACACCATAAGCACCAATTTCATCATAAATATAAATGGCGGTAACACCGTCAGCTTTCGCCTCGATGCTATACCAGGTTTGTTTTGACATGTTGTTTACTCTTGAGCGGATGGGGTGGATTTAGCGTAATACTGGTGATAACTATCAGAAGAAAACACCAGGTTATTTTTTCGGTTTTCCTGAATTTCGCGTAACCGTTGGCGCTTAATTTCTCGGGGATTACGAGCACGGCTGCGAATCACTTCGGCCTCCGTGGAATAACCGCCTTGTACCAGTGAGTTATAGCCCTCGGCTTCTTTGGCGGGATCAATCCAAGGCATCACCGGGGGTTGATAGTGGGCATTAAAAACCGTTGATGGCTCGACATCGGCTGGAATGGTTAACCCACTTAAGGTAGCCATTTGTACCCAACGCCGGTAAGTCGGTCTTGCCCAACGAGCAATAAAAGCATTGGATAACACGCCGTAACTAACAAAGGATTCCACTAACTCTTGTCGCTGTGCACTGTAAGTGCCGTCATATTGTTTGGCTACGGTGGAAAAATTAGCCCCGGTCGCCGAACACACCGCCCGTAGCATGGCATCCCGAAACGATTGTAATAATTGGCTAGGCCGTTTGGATTCAATCACGCCGACATCTTCCCCTGGGCGTAAATCATCAAAAATATTTCCCGGTGCAATAGGAAACGACTGTCGTTTATTGGGCTGCTCTAATTCATCGTAATAATCAGGCAAACCTTTACGAATATAAAAGGCCATGGCAGCAGCAATTCGAGCAGCAACCAGCTCACTTTCTTCATAGCCTTGCAGCCCACTTAAGCGCTTAATGACCGGGGCTAAAATGCTAATGCCCCGGCCTTGGTGTAACCGAGTCATTTGTTTAATGTGTTGGACTTTCCAAGCCGGAATTTCACGCAGTAGTTGTCTTGGTGAGCTTATTCCACTGCCCGGATGATCCCGGTACACATGATAGGCGACGGGTTGATTCCAGTTATTATGCTGAATCCCTTGGGTAATCTTTTTTTTCGGTTCACTAAAATCAATGGGTAAAAAGTCAGGCTCTAATACTTGTAGCGAAAAAGGCACCACTTGATTAGGGTGATGAAAGCCGTTAATTCGCCCGACTAATTGTTCACCTAGACATTCCCCATCCCGTAACCAAGTACGACAGACTAAACGTTCTAACTCTGGGCGGGTTAATTCACCTGAACTGTCGGGGGCTAATGACCATTCCGCAAATTGTTGGCTTAAGGTATTAGCAAAATCCTCATGAATTTCGCCACCTTTGGTTAAAGGCATCGGTTCCACTCCAATCCCATTCGGTCCCACGGTATGATTCACTAGCACCGATAATAGGCCACTGACTAAATCGTGATTTTCTTCCAGCCAACGGCCTTGGCCCCGTAAACTTTTACCGGCCCATTCTACAGTGCTATTGGCATCACTGTGGTTAGTTTTGGCTTTATGCAACCGACTAGGGCGAGCCGCTTCATACAGTTGTATTTCACAGCGGGATTTTGCCCGCGCGGCAGCCCAACTGGGAGATATCAGGGCAATGGATTTTTCTAATGGATTCATTCGAATTCTGCCAGGCTAGGCCATTGACGACCGGAAGACTGCAATTGACGAACTTTGCTTTCCCATTCTTGGCGACCTTGGCGAATTTCCGCGAGATTTTCACGGGTCCAATTACGGTCACCTTTGGTAATGGATTTTCCCGATAAAACAGCTTGCTCCGCTTCTAAATAAAAGCGCAGCATCGATTTAGCTTCAGTTAATGTCATGTGCAAGTTAACCAATCATTTAAGGGATCAGCCGGGGCTGAGGGTTGAGTTTTGACTTCAGGCGTAGGTGTTGAAGGAACAGAAGCTTTTTTCTTTTCTGTCGTAGTTTGATTATTGCCTTCTAATAACGGGTAAAAATCAATATTGCGTTTAATCCGGTGCACATTCAGAATATTCGCCAAAATAAATTGCATGGCCTCACAATCTAAATAATGGTTTTCACCGACTTGTTTCCATTCGTCGTTTAACTCGTCGTATTCTTCCCCGACAATTTCCTTGCAATAATCATCCGTGGTCGCCGATGACAGTACCCACCAAGCCGGTTTGTTATAAGGGCGGCCAATGCGACTGTGTACCCAGGCTTTTGCCCGTGAGGAATCAAAATCCCAACGGGTTTCGGTACGTTCACGACTGATCCGGCCTTGTTGGGTTACCCCGACACGAATCATTCGAAATAGCCGATTCATTTTATCGCCACGCAATACCCGACAACGGCCACGGTGTTTACGGGCAAAGGCATAAACATCATCTGGGCGATAACCGGAATCAATGCCCATTTGTTTAATGCCATAGCCTGACCATTCCTGTTCAAGCAATAGCGATAACGCTTCCCAAACTTCCGGGTGATCGGTTTCGCCAAATAATTCGCCATGCTCAACTAACTGGCTCCCCATGCCTGGCCACCAGGCACGCACAACATACACCAGGCGTCGTTTTTGTACGTCAACGGTACATAATAAAAACTTAGGATTGGCAAGGACTTTACCTGGGGGAATTTGCTGGCAAATATGGTATTTCACTTCTTCCCATTTCGGCGCGTCGCCTGGCTGGTCGTAAGGTTCACCAAAGACGGTATTAAATACACCCTGTAAGGTTTCCGGGTCACCCGTGCGAAGGGCTTCAATTAACCGCTTGGCACAATAACCATAGGTTTTTTTCGGGGAAAAAGAACAGAGCCCAGACACCCACGCAGAAAAATGCGTATTACCGGCTGTATCCGCTGTGCCAGTAATTTCCCCTTGCTGATTAACCATTTCACCGGGGGCAATAATGACACCACGCTCATTCATTTTACGGCGGTACTTGTCTTCTATTACCACTGAACAATGAGGACAACGCAAGCCGGCTTTTTTTTCTGCCGCTTCCGGGGTAACTTCGCCTTCATCCCCAATGCCGGGTGTTAATAACCCCGACCAGGGAATAAAATAATGATGGCAATGCGGGCAAGGCACACACCACTCATGCCGGGTACCTTGTTGCCAGAGTTTCCACACTTTCGAGTGCAGTTTATCCAGCTCGGTGATTTCCCAATGGGCAGTTTTTGTCTTGGGATGGGTAAAGCGACCCACTCGACCTTTAGTAGGGGTGGCGGTATAAGCCACTTTGGAATTAGCAAAGGCATCGCCCCGGGCTTCAATGATTGTGGTGGTGTCACCTTCGTTGGTATTAACAATCCGGTCAACTTCATCCACCAGGACTAAACCAGCCGAATCAGCGGCTAATTCTGTCGGGGAACCGGCCCAGGCAAAACGGAATTTAATGCCACCGAGCCATTTAGTGTATTTAGTTGAACGCCGATGGTCGTATTTTTTGGCGAGGGTTTCACTCTGTAAAAATAACGCATCAAATTTAGGCTCGATAGTGGAGTCAATTAAATTCGAGGTGGGTGCTACATATAAGACCGGTGTTGGATCATCATCTAACCGCCAGCCCACGACATTTTCCATCGTCACCGATTTACCCATTTGGGTACCCATGACAAAAGTAATTCGGTTGTATTGAGGTTTAGCAAAGGCTGCCACTATCGGTTGCATATAAGGATTAACGCTCGGATCAAATGGCCCGGGAATCGGTGACCCTAATGGCATCACCCGATTATCACGCGCCCATTCGTCCGCTGTTCTCGGTGGCGGTCGGTCCACCATCTTGGCCATCAGACTCACGACTGCCGTTAATTTCTGCAGTGAGTGTTTGTACTTCTGACAATAATTCGCCGGCAGTGGCTGACTGTATGCGTGCGCATTCATGTTGTAACTTGTCTTCGACTTCGGCGGGATTATCAATAATGGCTAAGGCGTTGGCATTACGGGGTGGTAATACTTGTAATTGGGTGCTAAAAATATTGGCCACCCGTAATAAAATCTGTTCCACCACAGGAAAAGGTAATAACTCTTTTCGGGCAGTGGCGGTTTCCATTTCTACTTTTTCACGGCGTGCCCGTTTAAGTTTTAATTCTTCACTGGCTAATGAGCCTTCGACTATTTCACAGTGACCCAGCTGCTTATTGACTTCGGTTTGAATTAACCACTCAATGGCTTTAGCCGTATCAATTTTTAAGGCCACACCACGGCCCCCACCATCCTCAATAGGAAAGTCAGGATGATTCGCAATGAGCTCGGAGATATGGCGCGGACTTTTGCCCAGGATGTCGGCAAACTCTTTTTTATTAACTAACTTACCCATCAGAAAGGAGATTGAGTGAAAAACGGCAGTTGAAGTAGGCTAGACCCCCCGTTATTGCTGGCCTCGTTAAGGTCCTTTCTTATTGCTGCAGAAGGGACAATTCAGGGGTAATTTGAACACAATACAAACAAAAAGTAAGTGCATGGCACTGACTTGGCTCCTTTCTTTTTTTGCCTTCGAAACCACTAAAACCCCTGTTTTTATAGGCTAAAGTCCACTTTTGACGGTCTCAGGAGAAAGGAGGCAAAACGGGCTGTTTGTTACCCGACAAGTGGTTTACTCCTTTCTCAACTCGGCGCTAGCCCCCGTCATTACTGAGATTCTTATGTTTTGAGAAAGGAAGAAAGGACCCCATTTTTGACAGTAAAATGACGCGAAACCGGCGAGTCTCACACCCGTTACGCTCGGATGCGCTGGGAGTACCTTTGTAACAATCATGCAATAAATAATAACAATCAGGCATGATAATAACTGCTATTAATATCAGGATTTATGGTGGTAAGGGAATAATTAAATATTGAAGAAATAAATATTACTAACAATACAGTGTGCATAGACTAACCTATAACTGATTATTTCAATAATGTTTTTGGGTTTCCTAATAACCTAGCCTATCAGCTGTGCTTTCATTAGATGGTAGTGAACAAAAAGGGACGAGGTAAACATAATGGCATTTTCTGAAGCATATTTTTTTAAACCACGAAAAAAAGGAAAAGGTCTTTTTGGAGAGCCTATAGTAAAGTACTTTTTTTGGGTATTTGTTTTTATTGCAGCATTATCTTTCGTACTTATTTTATATACTGAAGCAAAATTTTTAACATTTGACTTTTCTGCAGATGGGTTCTCAAGGTTTATCGAACTTTTTAAGTTTCCATTATTAACAATTGGAGCACTTTTGCCCATTTTAGGGCTACTGGCTGCACATTATAGATCTAGGCAAATGGAACAACAAAACATATTTACTAATCATATAAAATACTATGAATTATTTCATGAATATGTCGAAAAGAGAGTAAACTCTAATGAGGAGCCACCCTATATAGAGTTTCCCTCAATTATATACAATAGCCTATATCCCTTATCAAAACAGGGCTGTTTAACACCTAACCAGACTTATATAAGTGAAATAGCAGTCAGTTTTAGAAAAGCAAAAATAAAGGAGCAAAAGACTAATAAAAACAAGCTAAAGAATGTAATTGAAAGTATTAATGAGCTGCAGAACAAAAACAATATAAGGTTATTTAAAAAACCTATTAAACAAAACTTGGCTGGACTTGAAGTTAGCATAGAAAGATCATTATTGCTTTCTGAATATCTACCCAATATTTCAAAACTTGCTGATCTTTTTTTTATATTGTTTAGCTTTGATCCAAGTATAAAGATACCTAGTGAAATTACTGAAGTTTCTCAATACAATCTTGATCAGTTTACTGAGCTTAATGGTTTACTTCACGATGTTGTAACAAATGATCAATCACTCTGACTATTAGTTAACAGTTATTTCTCATTAGGCTCAGACAAACCATTCATCTTCTGATAAAACAAAACCGTCTCTCTTTTATCCTGCCGATGCTTATATATCCAGTTAACAACAACGGTAATCGTGGTCAGAATGATACCGATAATGACACCCCAGTCTTTGAGTGTTAGACCTGCAATCACAGTGGCTGCACTAGCGACATAAGGGGCGTTTGATATGATTTTGTCAGTTACCATGGGGCTAACCGTGTTGTCAGTTATTTACCAAATTTATTCGTTAAATACTGAACTAACACACTACGCAGTATTCGTCTAAATCCAAAGGTATCAATAAAAACAAGGGCCAAGGCATATAAGTACCATTCAGGCACGCTCTCTTTTAAAGCATCAAAGCCATCCTGAATATAAATACTCATGCCAGGCACAAAGCAAATGACTAATGGCAGGACAGTAATAATCAGCAAAAAGTCGTCTTTCCAGCCTCGCGACTGAATACTAATTGAGTCCAGCTCTGAGGCACTGATATTACCTTGCTGAATTTCGTCTAATTGCTTTTGGTGGATGGCTTGCTTGAGTTCAGCTTTGTGTTGTTTGTTGGTTAAATAGGATTGAAATAAACTACTAACGGCTGTGACGATAGTGGCTATCATTTGGCTTTCGTTTTCTGTTTAAGTAGTTTTGATAATGTTTACTATGTTGATAACAAGAGTAAATTAAAACACTTAGGGAAGGTAAAGTAGTTCCAATAAAAACGGCTGCAAGAATAATGAAAAAGTTAACTGTTGTTTCCATATTGACTGTACTCTCTTATATCTCTAACGACACTCCACCAACTTTCAACATGAAAATTAGGGCAAGTCTTTTGAGGCTCTAAATCACAATGCCCAACCACCTCAGCTTCAGGGTATTTAATGTGCCAATCGATAACCACTTTTTTTAAGCTATCAAGTTGAGCATCAGTAAACTGATCTCGACCTACTAAACAAACACCTAAGCTATGGCTATTATGGCCTTTAGCATGAGCACCGACCCAAAATTCAGGCCGACCATTTTCAATAGTGCCATCACGCTTAATTACTTTATGGTAGCCAATACCCGACCAGCCTTGTTCAATATGCCAGCGATGAATGTCTTCGGCTGAAATATCTTTGTTGTTAGGGGAATCTGAGCAGTGGACGACGAGTTTGGTGATTTTCATTTGAAGCTGGATTTGATGTATAAATTGAATTAGAGCCGTTATGGGAATTCCCATATCGGTCGATGGATAACTCTTTTTATGATGTGTATGGTGAGTTTAGTGTTAAACAACTATGGTTTTTCCGATACCTGCTTGTTTATATAAAGGCTTTGTAATTTCGTTATACCCATACTCACCAATAAGAGCGTCTTCATTGTTGTAAACCTCAACATAGTGAACAGGCTCTTCACCTGGTTTATCTTGTGATTCAAGATGAAAAATAAACTTTCCGCTTTCTGTTTTATATAAATCTACACCCGCAGTCATTCCATTGTTCGTATATTCTGTAGTGGCTATTACTGCCCCTCGAAACTCATAATCTTGTCCTCTCGTTGGGCTTAGCTTGTAATGCTTCATATTCATTTACTTTTCTCCAGGCATAAAAAAAGCCCCGTCATCTGACAGGGCTTTCTTGAATTGAGTGCTGTTGACATAAAAATAACAGCTTACCTGAAGGGTACTTTCTGGGTAATCAATTGTCAACACCTAAATTTAAAAAATTCAAAAAAAGTTTATGCCGCTTCTTGCTCAAGTGCATTACGCTCTTTTTCGCACAAGACGGACACAGGACCTAATGCTTTACTACAGTAATCATCTAAAAAGTTTTGCATCGTGGAATAAACATCACCCCAGTCACGCGTAAAGTTTTGTTTTTTTAAATCAAGTTGCTCAGCCTTTTTAGTGGTTGGCATAAACTTACCTTTCCATTGTTGTTCTTTCCGGTCATCAATCGCAACATTACATAAAGAGATTAACCGGGCACACTTTATACGGCTGTTAACGATTTTATCACCATGCTTTTGTATAACCACTTTATAAAGCCTGTCAGCAATCCTTGATTTTAACTTTTCAGCTTGTGGGTGATCAGGGGCATAACAAAACATTCCCCACTCTTTAATCGGTTGAGGAAGCTTTGCCACGATGTCTTGTACTTTACCTGCTTCCACATTCTTTGTGATACGACCTAAGTTTGTATTAAATCCTGAAGGCGTTTTACCTACTCGACTTTCGATATCAAGAAAAGCATCATGCCAGGCGACTTTTGCACTATACCATTTCATTGATGGTTACCTCTTTTCTCTTTTTGTTGCTTCGGGTAATTAAGTACTTACGCTATTTTTTTATTTTCGGGTAGCGTTAAGTAATCTTGAATCTGTTGCTTAGCCGCATCGATTCCACGACACAAGACGGCCAGATAGTCTTGACTGGCTAACCGGTTTAGCCATTCTTTTTGATTGGCTGACACTTGTGTTTTAGCTGGGGGACTGGCTTTAAACTCAATCACCAGTCCATGGTAACCACCGCGGGGCATCATGATAAAAATGTCAGGAACGCCAGCTTTAACCCCTTGCTGTTTTAATTTGTTCGCCACGGCCACATGCCGATGACCACCATTAGGCACATGAAAGGCATGACGATAAACATCAGGGTAGTTGCCATGTAACCAACGAAATAAATCAGCTTGTTCTTTTCCTTCAAGGTCGCGCATTGTTATTTACTCTCCACACATACCACACTTGCCACTCTTCAGCCCCTCAGCCGTTTTTCTCACTGCTAGGGCTAGTTCTCTACTGCCATGTTCTAAACTGTCTTCTAGCTGCTCTGCGAGCCTCTCAAAGCGTTTTGCCATGGCAATCAAGTTGGTCGTTCGTTCTTTGCTTTTCATTGTTGTTATTCTCCATTCGTTATTTCGGGTTTTACGTACTTTTGACAACCTTGTCTTTAATCTGCTTTTACTTTGTCAAAACTAAGAATCTATAAACTATTGATATATAATATAAAAAATAATAATAAATATAATAATGACAATTTTGACAATAATGACAAGGGGGTACTTAAACCCTATTTATTAGTTTGTTTTTTAAGGCCCTGCTGCGTAATTGTCATAATTGTCAAAACTCCATTTTCCCTTTATTTTTCAGCCACTTGTTTTGACACGTTAATTGGCATAATTGTCTTTATTGTCATTATTCAGCTTGCATGGCAACAAATGCATGACGAGGGCGACCAGCAATACCGTCTACACGGCCATACTTAATTAACTCAGCCGCAATGAGTGTATCTCTGATTTCCATCCTGACTTTTTTAGACCACTTAGAGAAGACACCGCGATTAAATTCGCGTTCAGTAATGCCTTTATTACCTGCGCATCGAAAAGCTTCTAATATTTCGTTGTAGTTCTTTTGATATTCACTATCCGCCATACGATGTTGGGCAGCAAATCGAGTGACATTAATACTATACGACACAAAGTCCATCGCCCACTTTACATCATCTAATTGGATATATCTAGATTTAGGGTTATTACTGAGTGCCCTGATGGAAGCCAGTTTACTTACATGTTCAAAAGCACGCGAAAAAAGTGCACGATCAACTTCATTACCTTGTTTTAATGCTGAGTGAATGATATCACGATTATAGTGGTCCACTAATTCTTTCGCGGGCTTATCAAATAATAGCCGAATGGGTTTGTCTGGTGATAGACCCACTAAATTACCCTCATCACCGGATAAGTTACTGACCTCTTTCCACCACTCTTTTAATTCTTCTGGTGCTTTAATGTCGATTTGCTGGAATTCATTATCAGCTGGATATTCATCACTGGTTTGGGTGATTAACATCCGACTAACAAATCCAGACAACACATTTTTTGATTCTAAGGCGCGCCAGAATTCTTCAGTGGCAGACGAACCATATAAAAACACATGAGGATACTCGATATCCTGGCGTGGCTTATTTTTTTGATCAGCATACTCAGTACCAATAAAGATAGAAGCTGCACTGGTATATAACTGCATTAAGTTAGTAATGATCTGTGCTTCGTGGTTGGAAGCATTCGTATGCATGACCGACTGAAGGAGCAACCCCATTTCATCAATAGGAAATAATACGTTAGGATTGTTTTTAACACGCGCTAACAACCCTTGACCACTTGCCACCCGTTCACCACCTAAGTAATCGGTTAACTGTAAATCATGCAGAATTTTTTTAAGGGCTTTACGGGGATGATCTTTACCTGAACCCGTTGGCCCCAGACACACAATATACTCATTCAGTCGTAAGCCTGTGGGTGTGCAAAATTTTCGATTCGTCAGTAAACCCACCAACATAATGGAAGCACATAACGAAAAGACCGGTTGTACTTTGGTCGCTGTGCGATTAATTAAATCAGATACCAAGCCCAACATTCCCCCCACAGTTAATAAATGACTGGGAAATTGGGGCTGATGGTGTTCTTGCTTAAAAATCTTCTCATCAGGAATGGTTAATTGCTCCTGCTGCTTTTTAAGTAAGTTATCCACCAAATTACTTTTGACCGGTTGTTGATTACCAGGCCAGCCACTTTCTTTAGCTCTATAAAAAAGTGTTTCTAACTGAATTTCATTAGGTCGATTACCAAAGCTTTTCCATTTAGCGGGCATCTCCTTTATAGCCTTAGCGTCATAATTACTGGCTTGACTAGACCACTGCTGCCATAGGCTGAAACCCGTTTCATCGTTATTTAAGTTATAGAGTGCCATACCCACTTTAACCCAATCTTCATAAGGCGTGGGGTCAATGTATTGCAAGGCATCGCATACATCCCGAAGCGTTGCCAGTGGTAAAGTCGATGCTCTATTTTTAGGAATGGTTGGCGCTTCTGGCTCGGGTACTTTAGGAATAAGACCAGAGGCTTCTATTAATTTTTCAACACTAAAAAAAGTCCCTTCATAAAATTCCGTAAAGACCTGATCTTTACGCTCAGGATGGCAAGCCGGTAACCAAAACGCACGACTCATGTCTTTACAGCTGGTATCAATATTATTCGAATCGCCACCTAATGCATTAAAAGCCCCTGTCCAAACGGCTTCCCATTCAAACGGTTTAACTGGTCGATCTAATGGAATAACCAAACGCCACTTCGGCCAGTCGTCTTGATGGCTATAAGTGGAATAACAGGCCCAGGCATAGCCCTCTAATTCAAAAGCTACATCATCAGGTAATGCCGGTGTCGTGGATTTTTCTTTGCCGACTTTATTGTCATAATCAAAAACAATAAATTGCGCGCTAATCGCATTCGCTAAACAACGGTGATTATCTTTAAAAATAGTCGGACAAAATAGCGGACCTTCTTTTAATGGTCTGACTTGGTGATTAGATAAATAGTGCTTATAAAAGTCTGGCCAGGAGTTTTCCGAGCACAGGCAGCCCTTAGCCTCATGCGAAGCGGGCAATAAGGTAAATTGCATTACCTCACCTCCTTATGAGTCAGTTGACTGTGGTTACTTAGGAAACACCGGTAGTACTCCAGTTGGGTACTAGTTAGCAAAACAGTCATCTCTAGCAGTAGTGACATCAAAGACCTACTCAGATATAGTTATTGTTCAACCAAGGGATGTGCAGAGCCTTATAGCCGTGAGGCTACTCCTTATACCTCTCCCATCTCCTTTGTTGTTTCGGGTTTAGCCGGACTTCCCTTGGGAGGTTCCGGCTTTTTGTTGTATTGGTATTTGTAATAAAAGTATACCCAAAAGTCAAGAAAGTATTTTATTTATTTGTATGTATACTATTTACATGTAACGTCTGATGTTTACTTAATGCATGAGTAACAAAAAAAGCGAGCTTAAAGATAGAATTCGAACCTTGAGACAGTCGCATAAGATGTCCCAGGAAGAGTTAAGTCGAAAGTTAGGTATTACTAAGGCTGCTATATCTGCATGGGAAACAGGAAGAAATGTTCCTACAAGCCTCGTTATTAAAGAGTTAAGCGAGCTTTTTGGCTGTCCTGTTGAGTGGATTGAATCAGATACTACAGAAATCAATGACGAACTACTTGTGCTAGATATTGAGAAGCAAAGCGAGTTCAAAGACAGACTAAAAGCTGTAAGAAAATTCCGTTTATTTACTCAAGAAGAGCTGGCAAACAAGCTAGGAGTATCAACTGCAGCTGTTGCTTCGTGGGAGATTGGAAGAAGTAAACCAAAAGAGGCAAGCTTACGACAAATTTGTAAAACTCTTGATTGCCCTTATGATTGGCTGTCGTCAGATTCAAGTGATCTAGACCCATCTTGGAAAGAAAGAGTAGATAATGAGCCACCAGACAAAGTTGACGATGCTAATCAGTTTCGCAGTAGAATATTAGATGATGCAACAGAAGCATCCGTCACCATCACTCGATTAGCATTAGAAGAAAAGCTTACCCAGTCTGACCTTAAGATGATTCTTGCTTTACTTAAAACCATTGAAGATCGTCCGTAACCCTCCCACTCCTTTCTCATCTCCCTTCTTAACTTTAAACAAAAGCTATTAAAAATCAATTTCTGATCAATATTATCAATTAGAAAAGTATTGGTTTTTGGGTGTAGATTTACATAAAAGTACACTATTTATCGGTTTGAGTATAACTATGGACGGTAACGTAATAGCAGAAGGACACTGGCAAGCGCACCTGAACAATCCGCATCTTGCCCCACGGGAAACGTTGTACTGCTTCGGTCTCCTAGCGGGTAAGTCAGATAAACAGATAGCCCGCGATTGCGAAGTCTCACCGGGCACAGTGACGCAACGAATTAAAACCGTACATTACAAGCTACGGACCCATAATCGGGCACATTTAGTGGCTGAGTTAATTCGGCTAAAAGTGGTCACCCCACTGATGATGGTATTAGCTGCATTAACACTACCTGATTTACCACTATTAACTGCCCAAGACGATGAACCGAATCAACCCCGCCAGGTTCGCATTACCCAACGACCTGTGCGGCGAGCTGATGACTTAACGACATTATTAGTATAAGGAGCCACACAATGGCCAGTATAAAGGAAGCAACTATTTATCGATTAAAAGTCCACTCTGATATGGTGGTCGAAAAAATAATGGGTGGATTACAACAATATGCATTTCAGCCATGCGGTAAAACCCAAGAGTTAAGCCATGGGTTTACACCAGTCGTGGACGATAGCTTTGTTTTAATGGGTGATCACTTGGTTTTATTTCGTTATAAAATCGAAGAAAAAATATTACCTAAAGCGGTGATTGAACACCATGCCCAAAGACGTATTGTCGAAGCCGAAGAAAAAAACGGTAAACCCTTATCAAGACAAGAAAAAGATCAAATAAAAGATGCTGTCCGTTTTGAATTACTCCCACAAGCATTTAGCCTTTATAAAACCATTGATGCCTATATTGATACCCAAAACGGTTGGTTAGTGGTGGGTAGCTGTAATACTACAGCGCTGGATTATGTCTTAGGTGCTGTTAGACAAGTAGTCAGTGGTTTTTCCAGTGAACTAATGGTGACAAAACAAGAACCCAGTTTGATCATGACCGCCTGGATATACCAGGAAGCCTTAGACTTTTCTGAATTTGAGCTAGGCGACTGCTTTAAAATCTCCAATGGTGAAGGTTCTATTACCTGTCGGAAAGAAGATTTACGCGATCAGGAAATTGTTGATTTATGTGGTACTCGCCAGGTTAAGCAATTAACCCTTGAAAGTGTGCATTACACGTTTGATGTTACCGAAAACATGCAAGTCAAAAGACTTAAAATTGATGACGCTTACACCGATTCTTTTATAAATAATGAGGAAGAAGACAAGCTTCATTATCTTCGGGTTAATGCGTTTGTCACTCAACAAACCATCAGTGAAATTATTAACACCTTAATTAAAGCGTTTGGTGGGTTGGTTGAGGAAAGATTGCCAGAAGAGCAAGCGGCATGAAACCCATGGCCACCCGATTACCCAAAACTGAACTAAAAGCCAACCAAGCATTAAGAAGGAGAAAAACCGAAGCTGAAATAATGTGGGAGAAAATCACCAGGGAGTACCACGAATTATTAAAAATTAACAACAGCCTAAGAATACGATTACGCTATCAGCTCGATAAAACGAAACATAAATTACTAAGAGAACCTGCCGGGTTCTAAACCGAATAAAAAGCTGAATTTAAAAACGCTCAAATTAGAGCCACGGCTTCTTATTGCCCGAAGAAAGTGAAGGAGAAAACAAAATGTTAGCAATCCAACAACCACAACCAACCAGCATGATAGATGAGTTAGCTACTTGCTGGGAGTTAGCCAAACAACAAGAAACCGAAGCGATAAAAAGCCGTCGTGCTATTGAAGATAAACTGATTGAATTAATTGGCCGTAAGCCAGAAGGTACTTGTAGTAAAGCAACGGAAATATTCAAGTTAAAAACTAACTCTAAGATTAGTCGCAAAGTAGATGTCAATAAATTAGCTGATGTCGCGCAGTCCATAAATCCAACCTTATTTAATAACTTGTTTCGGGTGAAGTATGAGGTCAATACCACAGCCTTTAAGGAGTTAATGAAAACCGACAGTAAAACCTACAATGTAGCAGCCCATGCGGTGATTTCCACCCCAGCCAGAACCAGCGTTAGCGTTGAGCGTGTGGAGCAATAACCATGGCCATTTCACTTGCCAGTATATCAAAAACCAATGGGATTAAGGCCCCTCGGATATTGATTTATGGGACTCATGGTATTGGTAAAACCACTTTTGCTGCCGGGGCACCGAATCCCATATTTTTATTTACCGAAGATGGTTCCGGTCAATTAGCATTAAATTCATTTCCACTGCTGACGAATTATGTAGAAGTTATTCAAGCTTTAGCGGCTCTATACAATGAACAACACGAGTTTCAGACCGTGGTGCTTGATTCACTGGATCATTTAGAACCCTTAATTTGGACCCATACGGCTCAGCAATGTAATAAAGACAGTATCGAAGACTTTGGCTATGGCAAGGGCTATATGGAAGCCTTACGTTATTGGCGTGAAATACTAGGTTGGCTCGATGCGTTACGCAATCAAAAAGGCATGACCTATATTTTAACGGCTCATACCCATATTAAACGTTTTGATAGTCCTGAAACGGATTCTTATGATCGTTACCAAATTAAGCTCAATGACAAAGCCAGTGGCTTAGTTCAAGAGTCAGTAGACTGTGTGTTGTTCTGTAATTACCAAGTCAACATTAATAAAGCGGATGTTGGCTTTGGTAAAGAAAAAGCCCGAGGTATTTCCACTGGACAGCGATTAATTCATACCGTGGAAAAACCCGCTTATATCGCTAAAAACCGTTTTAACTTACCCGAAAAAATGCCCCTTGCATGGGAGGCATTTACCAATGCACTTAACCCACAACCCTCTGTATAAGGAGAGTCACTATGGCAAGTTTTGGATTTAATACAGGTGAATACGATCCTAATGCCGGTTTTGAGGTATTACCTGCCGGTGATTATATCGCTATGTTGGTAGAAGCCGATATTAAAGCGAATTCAAAAGGCACCGGCCAATTTATTAACTGTAAATGGTTAATTACTGAAGGCGAGTTTGCTAATCGTAATATTTTTGATGCAGTCAATATTACTCACCAAAATACCATGGCGGAGAAATTAGGTCGGCAACGACTGTCGGCGATTGCCCATGCCATTGGGATTCCTGATGCCCAGGATACTGACCAACTGCTACAAAAGCCTTGTGTATTAAATTTAGGCATAAAAAATGATAAGGAATATGGTGATAAAAATATCATTAAAAAATTCACGGCTTATCAGTTTGGTATGCAACAACCGGCATCACCAGGCAGTTATCAACAAACGGCTGTGCCAACCATGCCGCCGCAACAAACTACTACGACTCAAGCACCACAACAACCCATGAATTTAGGTGGTCCTAATGGTCAACCAGTATTTAATACACCCTCATCTGAGCAAGCAGCAAAAATAGCGGTTTAATTAATCCCCACCTGCGGGTGGGAAATGACTGAATAAATAATAAGGACACACACAATGGAATCATTATTAACCGCAAATATTGACACCTATATGGAAACCAGTCTGAAAGATATTTTAGAACATATGGTATTTCAAAAAACCAGCAAAATAGAACTGAAAATCATGGGTTATGACGGAAAGCCGGAGGTCGCCATTGTGCTCGTGACAGAAAATGTGCAGACCTATCTGGATGCGATTGAGAAAACAGAAAAGGAAATTAAGCAATCGCCATAAGGACTAAAAAAGCATTGCTTCGTTAACGCGGGTTTGGGACTAGAGTACAGCAACGAAGCAATGCCAATATACGCAAGATTACAAACTATCTGACTGAGATAGGAGAAAAAAGTTTACCTCAACCACAGTAAAAAATTCTCCTAAAAACGACACTTTTAATAGCCGGTAACCAGGGAGTGACCATATGCAAATTCCTGACGCCAGTAACACAACCGTTAATGCCATTTACCAACATTACGAAAAAAATGCTGATAGTGGTTTTCGGGCACACTTGGGCGCGTCCATTATTGGTAAAGAATGCCAACGGGCGCTGTGGTATGACTTTCATTGGTGTACCCCTAGCAATCATTCGGGTCAGCTATTGCGCTTATTTGAGACTGGCCAGTTAGCCGAAGCGCGCTTTGCTGAAAACCTAAGAGCCATTGGCGTACAAATCCATACCGTAGACCCAAAGACCGGTTTGCAATATCGGGTCGTGGCTTGTGATGGTCACTTTGGTGGCAGTATGGATGGCATTGGTCAAGGTTTCCCTGAAGCCCCAAAGACACCCCATGTCGTAGAGATGAAGACTCACAGCGAGAAGTCTTTTAAGGAATTAGAAAAGAAAAAGGTTAAGGAATCCAAACCCCAGCATTACACCCAAATGCAAGTCTATATGCACCTCGGCGGATTCGAGCGAGCTTTTTATATTGCCGTGAATAAAAACACTGACGAACTTTATGGTGAACGGGTTGAATATGATCAACAGCATGCCAGGGAGGCAATTGATAAAGCATGTAATGTGATTTTTTCGAGTGCACCACCGGCAAAAATTAACGAAGACCCGAGCTGGTTTAAGTGCAAGTTTTGCGACCACCAAGCCGTGTGCCATCAAAACAAATTACCACCGGTTAACTGTCGTACCTGTATGCATTCTACCCCAGTGGCCAATGGTCAGTGGTTATGTGAGCGTTACCAACTCAATCCGACCGATGAGCAACAACGCTGGGGCTGTCAGAGCCATATGTATAACCCACATCTGTTGTATCCCTGGGCGGAAGTACTGGATAGCGGGGATTACTGGTATCAGTTTGCTATCAAAGCCACGGGGGAAATCATTACCACCGGGGAAGCACCGGAACACCACAAGAGCAGTGAATTAAGGGCCGTTTCTGACTTATCGTTATTAAACGATAAAAACGTTGAGGCCATTCGTGAGCACTTTGATGCCAAGGTGGTGGCATGAAACTTCGACCTTATCAGCAGGAAGCGATTCAGGCACTGATTGAATACTTTCATCGTGCCACTGGGAATCCGTTAATCTGTATTTCCACTGGTGGCGGTAAATCCGTGGTGATAGCCGCTTGGTGTCAGTTGGTATTAAACCAATTTCCTAATCAACGCATCTTAATACTCAGCCACGTTAAAGAAATCCTGGAGCAGAATTACAGTAAATTAAAAACCCTGGCCCCTGATGTGGATATGGGGATTTATTCGGCCAGCTTAAAACGCAAAGACAAAGACGCCAGTGTGTTATTTGCTGGTATCCAATCCGTGTATTCCAAAGCGTTTGATTTAGGTCCCTTCAATTTAATTATTGTGGATGAATGCCACTTAATTAATGCCGATAACGACACCACGATGTACAGCCAGTTTTTTACCGATGCTAAAAAGATGAATCCCAATATTAAAGTGATTGGGTTTTCAGCGACACCGTATCGGATGAAGTCAGGGTTATTAACCCATGGGGATAATGCCTTATTCCATGAGATTGTTTATGAAACCGATATTCAGCAATTAATTGATGATGGCTATTTATCTCCTTTGGTCACCAAAGGTGGCAGGCAGAAAATCGACCTTACTGGGGTACGGACCCAAAACGGCGATTATGCCACCAAGGATATGGAAAAGGCGGTTAATAAAGATGATTTAACTGATAAAGCCTTGGCTGAAATTATGGAGTTAGGGGCTGATAGAAAAAGTTGGTTGATCTTTGGAGTATCGGTTAAGCACTGTCTAGAAATTGAAGAGAAATTAAAAAAGCAAGGTGTCTCCGTGGGGATCGTCCATGGTAAGACACCTAATAAGTTAAGGGATAGAATTATTACTTTGTTCAAACAAGGTAGTATACGTTGTCTAATTTCGCAAGGTGTTTTAACGACGGGATTCGATGCGCCTAGAACGGATTTAATTGCGTTATTACGTTCGACTAAATCTGCTGGGCTGTATGTGCAGATATTAGGACGTGGATTACGGATATCGCCCGAAACCGGCAAGACTAATTGTTTGGTCCTAGATTATGGCGGCAATGTTGAACGCCATGGGCCGATTGATCAAATCAAAGTGAGGAATGCCGGTAAGAAAAAAGAGCCGGGGGAAATGCCAATCAAGGAATGCCCCAAGTGTCAGTTATTGATTCCCTGCTTTGAAAAAGAATGCCCAGATTGCGGGTATATTTTTCCCGCACAAGCCCCCCATAAAGCCACAGCCAGTAACAAAGCAGTACTGTCTGCTATGCAACAGGCCGAATGGTACCCAGTGGAAGCGGTATTTTATCAACTGCATAGCAAGGCGTTTTCGAATAACTCAGTCAAAGTGACTTATCAGTGTGGCACTGAATTTTTTGATGAGTGGGTTTGTTTTGAGCACACCGGCTTTCCGAAACACCGGGCATTAACCTGGTGGGTGCAACGGGTCGGTTATCAACCGCCATGCCCGAATGATTGTGATACGGCATTGGCCTATTTAAATAATAACAACGTTAAAACCCCATCTGCTATTCAGGTGAAACCTGAAGGCAAATACAAAAAAATAATTAATTACGAGTTTCTACCCGAGACAATAAAGGAGATGGCTTATGGAAATTAACCAGATGTATTTATCAAGAGAAAACAGAAAGGTTGTTGAGCGAATGAGGGAGTATATTAACTATTATAAGCTAGCCAAAGCAGATGGACGAAAGCCTGAAAGAATACAGTTAGAAATTAAACAATATGAAAGGCTTAGGAAAAATTTACTAACAAAGACTAATGGTAAATGCAAACCACCTTACACCCTTAACAATATCCCAGTTGTACCGGTTCAACATTAAGGAATTGCCATGTTAGCACTCTCACGAAAATACGGTCAGTCTATTTATATTGGTAACCACATCAGAATTTCATTGGGTGGGTTTAATCGGGAATCGGCCCGAGTAGGACTAGCAATCAATGAAAAACTAGAAATTAAGGAGGTGCCTTACGAACTTTATCAAAAGCTAGGTGACGATATTACCTTCTTTATTCGACATAAAGGTGGTCAAGTGTGTTTTTATTTTAATGCACCGAGAGATGTAATCATATTACGCAGTGAGCTGGAATCAAGAAATAAGCAAGTTAAATCCAATAAAGAGTTAACAGCCGCTTAAGGAGAAATCAGTGCGACTTATTAGCTTGGAAAATTATAGAAAAACTAAATTTCCTTTTGGTGATGGCCCTTCGATGGGATCCTTGCGACGACAGTGCCGTAGTGGTGATCTTGCTGGCGCTCGAAAGGAAGGTAAATTATGGTATGTGGATATCGATGTTGCCTCCTCGACGAGTGGTGATCCTCTGGTTGAGAAAGTATTAAGTGAAATAGGCATGCTATGACACCAAGACGTAGAATTAAACCGGGGCTCTGCCCCAACCTTTACGAGTCTGATGGGCTTTACCGCTATCGCCACCCTTATAAAAAAACCTGGCATAATTTAGGGCGTGATAAGGCTAAAGCCGTCAAAGCAGCTAAAGAGTTGAATGCCATATTACTGCCCAATCATGAAACGTTAATACGTGGTGTGATGGGTTTAGACAATAAAACCATCAAAGATTTAATCCTTAAATTTAAAGAAGAAATATTACCCAAGAAAGAATTAAAAGAACGTTCACTGCATGAAATCAATTATCGCTTAAATAGAGTTGAAAAAGATATCGGCCATTGGGCATTAACGAAATTATCCACACAAAAAGTTGCTTATTATTTGGATATTAACTTTAGAGGGGATGCCTATAAACAACACCGCTCAGTATTAAATCAACTCTGTCGTACTGCAGTGGTTAAAGGTTGGATGAAAGAAAATCCCGTTGAAACCACCCTCCCTACTCTGCAAGGTGAAAAAATAAAAAAACAGAGAAGCCGATTAACCGTAGAGCAATACCAAGCGATCTATCAGTTTGCAGACACTTGGTTACAAATAGCAATGGACTTGGCACTGACCACACTGCAAAGGCGGTCAGACCTATTACAGCTAAAATTCACCGATATTAAAGACGACAGATTGTATCTCGTCCAGAGCAAAACCGAAAAACATGGGGATGCGGCTAGGCTGTCTATCCATATTGGCCATGATCTGAAAGCCATTATACAACGAGCAAGGTCGAGTGGTGTGCTCTCCCCTTTCATCATTCACCGAAAGCCACTGCAACGCCAGAGAAAGCAGCTAGAGACCAAGGAACATTGGACAGCCATCACCCCACGATACTTGTCGGATGCCTTTGCTCAAGCCCGTGATAAAACGGATTTATTTACCAACATACCACAACAACAAAGACCCACTTTTCATGAAATTAGGGCTTTAGGTGGACACCTCTATGAACAGCACGGCAGGACTAAAGCCGAGGTACGTTCATTAATGGGCCACACTTCTGAAAAAATGACAGAGCACTACTTACAGGGGCATGTGGAAAGGTGGACAATGGTTGATGCTGATTTTAGGTTGGATTGGCTGGATGAATAAATAACAGTCTTGAAAAGAAAAGAGGTGAAAAATAGCAGTTTATTATGTATCAAAAGAGCCTAGAGATACTAGGCTCCAAAACAGGTGTAAAACGAATAATTAATCTTTTGGAAAAAAAATGATATCTGAACCAAGATTACTTTTATCTAAAGAAGCAAGTGCTATTTCAGATAATGTACCTTGAAAAGGATCTCTGATTGAAATTTTATTATCATCGACAGAGTCTACGACTATAAAATGAGGACCGTACATAACAATAGCAGCTCTATTAGGGCCATCTGCATTTAAATTTTCTTTTAAAGTTTTTAGGATGTTTTTACTATTCTCCTGAAAATCAGTTTTAGTATAGTCATTTGCTAATTCATTTAATTTATTCATGAACATACCTGATTCTGTGTCCATAACACTTCGCTGAAGTTTTGATATATCAACATTTTTATCCATTAATATCATGGCTAGTGATGTTGGACCGCATGCATTAGTAGTTCCCTGCTGAATAACATGAAGATTGTTATGAACAGCATAGTCAAATCCATAATCACCTTCTAAAGACTGATCAAAGTTGTCAGGAGTGACTATATTATCCATGTCTTTAATATCTACTGGAACGCCATCAAACAATTCTTGAAAATGTTTATAGTCACCTGGTTTTTTTTCAGGAAAGTACACACTGCGATCAACACCATCGGAATCTGGGATAGTGATTTTGGTAATATCAAAAAGATTACCTTTACCATCTTCATCATCATCAAATGACCCAAATATACCGTCATCCTTAGGCGCAAAGTGTTGTAGCAATTGGCTGGTAAGAGATGATTTATTATTTATATCAATTTCTAAATATTGATATCCACCCTCTTCAGAGTCATAGTACTCAATTTCTGCAGTGCCTTTTTCGGGTAAACTTTGCAAAGCAAGAGGAAAACCTGCTGGCTTTGCTGCTGTAGCTTTCGTATCAGATTCTTGCGATATTTTATTTAATCTAGCCTCTAAACCAGCTAGTGTTGCGTTAATTTCTTTTCCTTTGGTGATGTCGTGAATATGCAAATGTTGCAATAGCTTAGAAAACTTTGAGTAAAGTTTGTTCAAATTACCACTAACTTGAGCATCAAGGTTATGTGAAATTTTGTATTTAACTCCATTAACCTCAATTTTACTGTTTGAATCTTTTGCTGCAATTAAATCTGAGTTTGAAAGTGATGGGATAGAATTAGCTTGGATAGCACTAATATTCGTCATAAAAAAACCTATATTAAACACGCATAGAGTGATTCTGAGATGTTATATTGGTGTGACTAACTTCAGGATTATTTATTGATCTCTCACTTTGTAGCCATTTTATCTGCCATTCTATAAAATAGGCGACAGATGCTTCTAATGAGTCCACTGTTAATTTATCGAGATCAAGATGAAGGAAAGCAACTAACGAATTTGATTCTGGATGTTTTCCTATACCTGGTTCATTTTCGTTGAAGCTGTTAAAAGCTGTATTTAGCACTAATGTCAGCCAGGTTGTTGTAATACTCTTCGGATTAATAGTTGATAGTTCACTAAACAGTGTTATACGTTTACTATTCGAGCTGTAGCGTAAAGACAAAGGGTATTTATTATTTATAACTAAATGACAGAGCCCATCCTCATTAAGTGAAACATCAGATAAATTTGCCCTATCAGCAAACTCTTTTAGAAGTTGTTCGATATAATTATGAAACAT